AATATAAAAATATAAAAATATAAAAATATAAAAATATAAAAATATAAAAATATAAAAATATAAAAATATAAAAATATAAAAATATAAAAATATAAAAATATAAAAAATACACAAAAATGAAAAACAAACAAGAAAAATAATCATATAGTGATATGAATATCGGAGAGTTGAAAAACGAAATAAGACATGTTGTATTGCCAAAAGACGATGTAGAACGTCTTGTACAAATAATAAAATCTGAACAATCTAAATTAACCCGTGTCCATCAGTCGTCGTTGTTATCAACATGTATAAAATATGATGCGGCAAAATGCTTTAAATTGCTATATAACAAGTATTATTGCTATCAGGATATTAAGAAATATGCTCCATTAAATATTTGTTTGTTTCTAATCGATGATATTCCACTTTTTCATAGTATGTGTCTTTATCATCGACAAAATACGGGTTTGGCACCTTATTTTTGCAGGGGATACGAAAATCTCGTCATTAAAAATGGATACATCCCAAATCTTCAAGATTCAATAAACTTTTACCTCGCTAATAACATCATTCCCGCAATTTTCATCCTTTCATTATTACCGACAGAAACAATAATAACAGAACAAGAGATTTTCAAAAAAATAAAAAATATTGGTGGTTTAAAGCCGTATTGTGATAAATACAAGGTCTTGTGGGATAGTTTTTCGCATGCTTCCAAACTAAAAATTGACAAAAAGCGTCTTTATCAAGAAGATAGAGAGCAACTTATCAATTTTCCATGGAATGGTTTCGTAGATATGCATGTATACGTCTTGTGGGATATTCTCCGCTTGGCATATCCAGACAATGTTTGGATTTGCAAAATCAATATACATTCTGTAGATAAAGTTTGTAGTATTCTAAAAACGACAAGACGTATCTTACGAAATAAACATGACAAGGAACAATTATTACGATTTCCATTTGAAATCTTTTTTAATAATAGTTCTGGAATGTACAAAGTACCGATTTACACAATATTTGATATTCTGCGAGATGTCTATCCAGACAACGTTTGGCTTGCCAAAGATACCGACGTCTCTCGTATTGACCAACTAGTTAAAAAATCATACAAGAGAATTATTAAAAATTAATGTCGTCTTTCATATATAAAAATATGAGAAATAAAAATATTTGTGAAATAAACATGCCTTGCTTTTCTACAATAGGTCACGTTTTACAAAATCCGGTTCAGACTTGCAATATGGGATGTTGTCCTGATATGTCTGCATTTAGTGTTGAACCAGTGTGTTGTGGTGAAGGTGTGGTAGGCGCGACTGGCCCGCAAGGAACGCCCGGTTCAGCTGTTGCAGTTGGCGCTACCGGTTCAACAGGCCCACAGGGAGCGACTGGACCGCAAGGATTCACTGGTGCTGGCATTCCTGGAGTAACAGGTTTGATTGGTGCTACTGGTTCAACCGGCCCACAGGGAGCGACTGGTCCGCAAGGAGCAACAGGCGCAGGCATTCAGGGTTTGATTGGTGTGACGGGATCAACCGGTCCACAAGGTGCAACAGGTTCTCGCGGACCCCAGGGTGTAGTCTCGGGTATAGCATCTATGTTTTACGGGTTAACAGCAGGTACGGGGCTTAGTGGTACAACAGATTATGCTGCAACTGTTGCAGTAAAGACAACTTCTGGTAGCGGTCGCGTTCCCTTTCCGCGAGACGGACCCATCTTGGGCGGTATTGTACGTGTTGATGGGTCCAGTTTTACTTTGCCAAACATTGGTACATATGAAGTTACATTTAAGGTTCATACTACAGAACCCGGCCAATTGGAATTGGAACTTGGAGGCTTAGAAATACCAAACACTACAGCTGTTAATATGAACCCAACTAGTGGAGGTCATCCTATAATTGGAAATTCGTTTATCACAACAACAGTTATAAATTCAGTTCTAGCAGTTATCAATCCACCAGGAAATTCACCTGCCTTGACAATTACTCCAGCAGATGGCGCATCTACACATGCAAACGCACAAAGCATCACAATAAAACAACTTGCATAAAATATTTCATATATAAAAATATGAAAAAAAGCCAATATGACAACAAATTCTTGTGGACATTTGAACTGTCTCTTTATTTCTCGTTATAGAGGTCGTCGCCTGAAAAGGTGGACAACACCGAACGCCATTCGAGATAGGCTAAAAGTTGCTTAATTTCTTCTACACCCGAAGCGTTTTGCATTTCATCGATAGGGGCTCTTCCATTGAAATTATAGCGAACGAGATTATTTTCAAAGATTGTAATTGTAGATATCTCATTGCAAAACGTTGAAATAATACCAGTTGGATCATCGCCATATTTATGATCTGGAAACTGGTATTTATTATACAAGCGATTTTTATAATACTTGGTCAGACCTGATAACATATACATTTTTGTCGTCAACCAAAAACAATCTACATTTGGATTACTATATGTCTGTTTCTTCATGTTGCTCTATTATTACATATACTCGTAAAAATATTTTCATTTTTATAAATTTTTGTAATTATATTTGAGAAACTAGTATATTTGGTACGTTTATCGTCGGTTTGCCATTGCCATCATTTGTGGGGGCATTTGGCGGAGGGCGCGTTGCATGACTGGTTGTCCTTGGTTGTTGTTAATGATTGGAGGGCGTGGTGCTGAAAAATTTTGCGGTCGGCTAACTTGAAAATTATTGTTTTGAAATTGCTGAGGCGTAAACCTTACAGTCTGAGGCGCGGTTGATTTACCCGCATTACAACTACACATTTTTATATACAACATATAAAAAATAATACAAATAATATATAAAAAAATAATATATACAAAAAATATATTTATTTACAATATTTTTTCCAGGCACCAAAAGTCTGAAGCGTAGGCAGGATTGAGAATAAAGGCGTTTGGCATGAGGAAATATCCTTCTTGGCCCCAACCTGTTCCCCACGAGTTTCGGATAATGAAATAGTCTGGAGTATAACCAACTGCGCAAACTGCATGTCCGCCAAGAACTCTTTCTCCTGGGCGAGGCATTGGTAAAACACCTGTACGTGCAACTTCTTGGCTTTCAAAAGAATCATAAACTTGAAAGCCAAAAACTATAGGTTTCTTAAGGACACCAAGGCAATGTTTCAATTCATATTCTGTTTGTGCAACAGCAAATGAACGGACTCCTTTGTGTTTTTCAGCTTGGAGATAGGCGGAATAAGTTGGTTGTTCTGCAAATAATCGTTCTTCATACGGCCAGACTGCTTCTTCACATGCGCCATATTTGTTAATCACATTTATACCTTGGTGAAGCGTCGAACCAGCATCCTCTTGAATATCACCATCCTCTTTTCGTTCATTGTAATAAATAAACAATCTCGACGGAACTTTTAAATCTTCTGCATCTGCATGGCTCTGAGCATGATCGACTTTTTCAAGGAAACTTACTAGACAACTTATGGCGTTGCTGGTACAACTTCCTATCTGGCCTTGGTCAAACACGGGAGGGCAGTCGGAACGCAGGTCAACTGACAGAGGGAGTTCAACTTGGGTAGTAAACGAGGGGTGAAAACAGTATTTCTTATCTGTCGGTTTTGGAGCCGATTTCTTGAAACCATATTTACGAAATGTACTATCACTCATTTTTTATAAATAAAAATAAAATTTACAAAAAAAATATTGCCATGATCAGAAATTACAAACTGATTTTGTGATATCCTATAATCCATCTATTTACAACATTTTTAATACGTCGATGAGATTGACGATAACAAGGTTATTTATAAAAGGGAAAATATTGTTATGAATAGATTCTGTATCTTCCAGATAGATTATAAACACGTTACCAGGAGGAGATACATCTCTATCTATCTTTTTACAGACAATCACCAGTGGCTCATCAGAGGCCAAACCTCTTATAAATCCATGAATATCTTTTTGTTCAAGAGGTTTATCTAGAGAGACTTCTATAGGAGTACGTAGAATCTTATTTTTATAAATTGTGCCCTTGTACAGAGACAAAATATCATTTACCCTAGACGGATTAGATACAGTCTTGTTATAAACCGGAGATTCACGCGACGCAAACGGCTCATTAAACAACCCCAACGTAAAACTAGAAATTTCCTTGTTATCAGTATTAAATATAGAATTTGTTTTTTCATTCTTGCAACTGCCTAGGAATTTACGCCATGGCCCCATTTCCATTTTCTTTAGGACACGGATTTTGTGGTAAAAGTCTTTGTTGTGTTTATTACCTTCAGTTCCTATTGCCAAGGCGATATACGAACCTAGGATAGTATCTTCAACCAACATTTCAGCGGCTGTAGAACACACTTCATATTTCGCTGCATAATAGGTCTCTAACAGGCCCTTGATTATACAGACTGTATTTGGGGTTGTATATTTAAATTGTTGTAAAAATAATTTTGGTACCGTATCATCCGTCTTGGTTAATTTTTCAATAGTTGCCAATACCGTCTCTGGCTTGTCACACAACCACAACATTTTCAACAACTGCTGTAGTTGTGGTTTATTTGTCTTATTACCTGTTGTTGTAAATAATGATGAAACATATCTCAACATTTATATATTCTTTTTTAAAAATAATATGGTAAAAATGAAAATATTTTTATGTGTGTCTTGATTTATGATAATATGTTGTCATTTGTAAGAGATATATGTGATTTTTTATACAATTGGTATTATCTGGATAGATCTATCGAGTTTGAAGAAGCGTGTGAAAATGGCGATATCAAAATAGTAGAGTATTTGTTCCGTTTTGTAGACCCATCTAATCAACACAACTGGCCAATACGAATTGCTAGTCAAAATGGCCATGTAGAAATTGTTAGATTGTTACTAGAGGATCCTCGTGTCGACCCATCTGAATTTGATAATCGGGCTTTACAAAACGCGTGTTCTTATCATCATTTAAAAGTAGTAAAACTTTTATTAACAGATCCTCGTGTAAATCCATCGGCTAGCCATAATATGGCATTAGCATGTGCAGCAGGTTGTATTAAAATAATGGAATTCTTACTAGAAGATCCTCGTGTTGTCTCATCTAGTCTATCATCGGCGTTACGATTAGCCATCGTAAACGGATACATAGATGCAGTAAATCTCTTACTAGAATATCCTCTAACAGTAAGAGATATTAACATGGCTATTGAATACGCCAAATATTACGATAAAACAGAAATACTAGAAAGTCTTACTGAACATCTATATCGACTCGACGGACCTATATACAATGAGGGAATATTGTGTTAAAAATGAAAATAATTTTCGAATATATTGAATTTTTACAATAATATGCGAATATATGATCTTTTATATAGATGGTATTATCTGCGAGAACATGGAGGATATTCTTACGCTCTACGATGGGCTAGCTTAAGAGGACACGTAAAAGCAGTAAAATTGTTATTAGAAGATCCACGTGTAGATCCAGCAGATGACGATAATTTTGCTATACAACATGCTAGCAGAAGAGGACATTTTAAAGTTGTAAAATTATTACTAACTGATTCTCGTGTAGATCCATCTGTTGTATATAATCAGGCAATACAATGGGCTAGTGAAAATGGACACATTAATATAGTAAAACTGTTACTAACGGATCCCAGAGTGGATCCATCCGCTGTATACAATCTGGCTATACGATTAGCAAGTGAAAATGGGCATGCAGACATAGTAAAGTTATTACTAGCAGATCTTCGTGTAGAACAATCGCTTAATAGCAAAAAAGCAATACGAGCGGCTAAACAAAACGGTCAAATGGAAATGGTAAGAATATTTACTGAACATATGTATCGGCTCGACGGACCTATCTACAATCAAAATATAATATAGACGTCACAAAAATTGAAATATTTTTAGGAAATCAAAAATATATGCAACATGAATACGGAAATTAGCAAGTATTTAGAGATTTTGGAAAAGGTGGATAGCGGAGAGGTTTCAACGGCCAAGGGATTTGTAATTTCAAATGTGTTGGTTCCTATTGCGAAAAAAGATGATGTAGAACAACTAATTGAGAAAAAAATTGCAGAAAACCCAAACATTAAACCATCGACGAAAAAGTATATCAAGACTGTCCCAGCGGGTTATGTTCAATTGGGAGTCGAAACTTCAATGTTTCATCTCGGCGAGGTAAAAACAAAAGAAATCATTGCAGGGATCGTAAAAGACATTCGAGACGCAACAAAAGACGTACCATCTGATAACAAAACAGAAAAAAAGGCAAGCGAAAAGAACAAAATGATCAAGACACTTACAGATAGGGAGGCGTCACAAGATACACATATTGTTAATTTTTACCGACAGGCGTTTGAATACAATTTCAATCTAACAAAAGGACCAAAGTGCAACGAGATTTACGATTCATATACAATTTATTTCAAGAATCGAGTTTCTTCATTTGAATATACAAATCTAGACGAATACGTAAAATGGGTTAATCAACTAAAACAGCGAGCAACCAGTTTTATGAAAATTACAGCCTTTTATCATTACGAACAATATAAAAAATATGGAAAAACGACAAAAGACTATTTGATCGAAATACTGGCTAATCATTTTAATACGTTGGCTACTAGAATCTTTAACCAACTAAACATTCTCATTATCAAGGATCAACAGGAACGTCAAATCAATCGCTCTACTATCCACCAAATGTTACTCATTTTAGCAGAATACAACAATACCGACTTTAAAGATGTATATATCAGTGGATGTTGTTGGTATGATGATTGGGTTGTGGAAAAATTGGCAGTGTTTGAGACTGGTGGACTATCTGCCTTTGCATTGGTAACTGATGCAACAAAGATGATCAAATATGTTGAAGAGTCTGTAGATTCGTATAATTGCTATGTTGTTGAGACGGGTTTATTGTTGACAGAAAAGATTGCCAAGCCAATTATGGTAAGAATGCTACCGTTGGTTGACACATTTCTCGACAATGACCAAACAGACGTAATGACAGCCCTGTTTACACTCGGAAGTCGTGTTGATATCCGTTCTATCGGAGAAAAAATTGTAAACAACATCGTCTCTCGTTCAACACCGGTTATTACTACAGATATTAAAACAACAACAGATTCATTTTTTATCCCCACTCTATTAGAGAAAAACAAGAAATATTGCAGGGTATTGAAAGCATATCCAGATACGTGGAAATTGGTTGGTTTTGTAAAGATTATTGAGAGTATCGACCGCTTCACAGAAACATTTGCTATCTATATCGATTCTCTGTTTAGGAAAAAGCAAAACGAGGAAGAATTTGAAGCAACATTTAAAGAAATTGTTTCGTTTGTTACCTATATCCCTGAAAAGGATGTGTTTCAGAGATATTATACAAACCATTTCGCCAAGCGTATGCTATCTGCAACTACAAGCGTTGAACTTGAACGTACCGCCCTAACACTGATCAAGGCCCGTTTTGGAATGTCCTTTGTACATAACATGGAAATGATGTATAAAGATATCGAAGCAGCAAAAGAATTTAATGTTGCATTTTCAGAGGTCAAGACTTTTAAGTTGAATCTGAGTGTTTCTGCCCTCGCTGCCGGTTTTTGGCCAAAGGCTAGTACTATTTCGGTGCCCTTGGTATTAGCACCATATGTAGACGAGTTTACAGTCTTTTACAAGAAACGATTCTCTGGTCGTCGACTAACAATGCTATCCTTTGGAACTGCTGAAGTCTTGTTTGATAAAAAATATAACCTACAAGTCAATACTTCTCAAATGTGTATTCTCGTTGTTATGAATAATGAGGGAGAAACAACTGTCGCCAACCTAATGTTGACAACGGGGCTTAGTAAGTCAGATGTAGAGCGTCATCTTATGTCTCTTACAAGCGCTAAACATCCAGTCCTTGTTAAGAAAGTATCCAACGATGTAAATGTATATAGTATAAATATGGTGTTCAAGAGTAAGACAAGGAATGTAAAGGTAGGAACGATGGCTGCACAAAAAGAAACAGTAGAAGAGAAAAAGGAGACGGATAGTAAGATAAATCAGAGCCGCGAGTTTCAGGTCAGGGCTGCAGTTGTGCGAACGATGAAGGCTCGCAAGACTCTAAATTATAATGGAATCGTTATCGAAGTAGTAAACGCTCTGAAAACATACTTTACTCCCGAACCTGTGTTTATCAAGAAACAAATCGAATTTCTAATTGAACAAGAATACATGGAACGTAGCCAAGAAAACCCAGCCATGTTTAATTATGTTGCGTAGTAGTGGATATGTATAAAAAAAATCAACTTGGATTATATTTGTAAATATAATAGATTATAAATATTTTTTTTTCAAGGCAGCGAATGGTTCGAGACCATGACATGGAGTATTTCCTGGTGATCTACAATGTTCGCCACAGTGAGGGCACTCTACTAGATCTCCATTAATAGGATATTTGTATATGTACTCTGGTTGCTTGATACTTGATAATTTTACATTTACTTGTACCAATTTAACATCTGGTTTACAAATTTGTATGTTACTAGCATCCATTTATATTATATTTGTAAATATAATTATTTATTAGCGAGTTAGGCGGATGACAAATCCTTTTTTGCCTTTTTTGACGAGGAGGCCGTTTATTGTGGTAATTTTGGAATCGTCAAATTCAATATCCCTAAGGATCTTGAGGTCTAGGCCGGTTAGAATAGCATATTTTAGGCGTTGTTTTTGAGGTAGGGACATGTCTTCCTTTTCGCCAACGGATAATACATATTCGTCTATTAGTTTTAATTTGTCTTCTTTTTTCCTGACATCTTTAATCGTATTAATTTCCTTATCTAAATTAATCAAACTATTTTCCTGATATTTATTATAATCGTCTTGTGTTTGTTGTTTTTCCTGATCGGCTTTCATATCCAAAACTGTTTCAAAAATCATCTTGCAACGTTCAAATACTTGTTCGGGCTGGGAAGGCATCTCGTATTTAAAGCACTTGCTTCCCTTGTTGATATAGATGGTTCCCTTGGAAATGGTCATTTGTTTAGGCAGTTTACCATCTGCGCAAGCCGTAAACACATTCTTCCAATACGGAATCAACGTATACTCGGCAGCATCTCGGAAAATTGGATATAATCGCTTTGGCATTTCTTTATAATCGTCCTTTTTTCTTTTTTCAGTTTTTTAGTGATGTTTCATCTCGCACCGACGAAGGAGGATGCGAGATGAAACACACCAACTTGCGAGAGGCGCTTTAGCGCCGCGAGTCAATTTTTCTAAATATCATAATATTTAGGGTGTTGTAATAGACGATTTTTACTAGGTCTATTATTTAGTTGTCTTGTAATAGAGAATTTTTGTTAGATCTGTTATTTATCGTTAATTGGAAACAGGTGTTTTTGGACAGAGAGTATGGTTTGTTCTGAATCGGCAGATATGCCAACGAGTGTGTCTTGGCTGTAGGCGTCGTCGCACCGACTGTAGGAGGAAGAGCCATTATCTTTATTATTTTGGCATTCATCGCAGTCGTGACAATAGTGGTGATTGGAAAGATACTCACATTGGTCATAGATACTCGTAAGGATGGCTGGTTCGGTCAGGAGGGCTTTTAGCACCTTGTTTGCTTTCTCATTACTCTCTATACAAATATTTTTCTTGTGTATAGACCATAGATCCTCGTGAATTCCGTAAAAACGTCCAGACTTATTTAGATCGGTGATAATATCCAATTCATTGACATTTTCGTTTAGATGCTGAAAGTGTCGTACAATCGCTTCCAACGCCTGTTGCTTCATAAAATAAATCCCAATAATCTGACATTTTGAATGATAGAGAGGTGGAGTTTCATACGTCGCAATATAAACTTTCATGTAATAATTTTTCCAATTTTAGAAATTTATTTTCAGTTTTGTGATGTTTCATCAAGCAACGCGAGATGAAACACACCAACTTACGAGAGACGCTTTAGCGTCGCGAGTCAGTTTTTTTAATTTGTATAAATAAAAATATATAAAATAAAAATATTTTTATTTTTTAAACCATACAATGACAATGTGCAAACCAGGAGAGATTAAACGAAAAGCGTATACGAGAAAGGCGTATATCCGGGCAGATGGTACGCGTGTGAAAGCTACAAAAGTCAAGGCTGGATGCATCCCAGATCGCGGAACGCCTGGAAAAGGTAAAAAGTTGCTCAAAACTCCGTTGAAACGCGGAGAACTTGTACAATTTGGCTATGCCGCTAGCGAACTTGCTGGTGATCGTCGTAAAGCGCTCGCCAAAGCGATAGCCCTTTATGGCGCTACGTCGGTTTTCCGTAAAGTTAACCTTCTCGCCACCTTTAACAAAAACACAAATCCTACCGTATCTAGAAAATTTAAAGCCGACGCAAACTGGATCTCGAAAACCTATCTGTGAAGGAAAAATTGAAATAAATATTAAAAAGATAACAGTTTTATGATGAATCCGGTAGATGTGTATGAGAGTATTGAACGCAAGGTAATTGATGTTAAGAATAGTATTGTAAATTTGTTTAGCAAGAAAACATGTTCCTCTGCGGCTTGCACGATTGAACCTGCTAGCAATTCCATCTTTTGCAAGTATCACAAATGTCTAAAATGCAACAACAAACGCACCCGAAATAATATCTATTGCTTACAGCATTCAAATGTTTATTAAAATATTCATATAACGATATGAACAACTGACCTATCCTGTAATCGAAACAGGGATGCATGGAATTTGATCAACGATGGAAACCATGTGTTTTGCCACTAAACTAACAGGCCAACAAATATAGCAGGGGAATGTTTTGATCATCCGACCTCAGGGTACCTAGAATTTCTATTATGAGCCCCGCACGCTTCCTCTGCGCCACCCTGCTAGAGCTGAATAGAGATGGTGTATTTAAAAAACTCTAAATACAACATCTCTATTCATAAAGATATATTTATTTAAAGCATTTTTCATTTTCTTTAATATGTTTTTTCGGTTGATGATATGATACGAGAAAAAATATGTGTAAAAACAGACATTGATATCACTGTTTTTACAGATACAAAAATCGATATAAGAGTTTACACAAGGGTTTTTATTCATGAGTTTCTTGTGTATCCAGAGATATAACATTTCTGTAATAACTATTACAGAATATCTTTATGTATGTCTCTACATAGGTTTCTTCTCGCGACGAGTTTTGGACGAAAATCAAACGTTTTCGAGACAGCACGATCTTTGGGCGAGAAAAGTAGCCAACTATTTTCCGAATGGCCTGGAGAAGAGACCTATGTAAATCCCGACATAAATATCGATGTAAAGGTTCTTACAGAGAGTTTGGTGTATTTAGAGACACAAAAATCCTATATTCATATAGGAATTATGTACGAGATGTTACACAGCGGTTTTTCTGTATTTGAAAAAGACAGAAAATTTATATGACTAGAAACACATAGATACCTTCTCGTTTACTTATAGCGGCCGATATATTACGAATATTCAGAATATACCGCTGGTTTCTGTGCTGCTTTCTGGGCGTGTCTAGCGGCGCGTTCTTTTTCGCGAATATCTAATAGTTTAATGACCACGTCTGGAAAGGAATCTAATGGGGTATCACCGAGGACGGCTACAATTGTATTAAAGTGGGGAAATTTACGAGTAGAAAAATAAACTTGGGTCTCACCTTTACCATTTTTATACATTTTGTACCAACGAGAATATTTATGGGGCATCAATTTAAAATCATTGTGAATATACGGCTTTTCAAGGACAGATAGCAACTTTTTATTCCTATCCCTCGGTATATAATCAAAATAACGAAACGTCGTCCGCTTTATCCGTCGGTTCATTTATATATTAAAAAATAATATATCTTTTTAACATCTACATATCTTTTTTAGAGAGGACTTTCCAGGAAATGAACCATTCGAGGACCTTGCTATAGATGATAGTTTCGGTGGAACCATATGTGCGGGCGAGATCGACGATATCAACTTCAAACGGAAATAATAAAAGAGAACATGCCCAAATAGTATATGCTTCATAAATTTTCGTATTTTGGATGCTTGCATTTTTATCTTGTGAAAAATAACGCTGAATAGACCAATAGATCGATTTGTAGCCAATAGACCATTCTGCATATTCACTTGGGATTGGCGGGCAAGACCAATTCTCTGGAAAAGAAAATAAAAATTTACTAGAATCTATCTTTACCCAATCGAGAGCCGTTTTGCGACGGTCACCTGGAAGAAGAAAGGATTCTACTACATTTTGAATCTTTTTAGGAACATTTTCTAGATACTCTCTAATTTGTAGCTGGGCTTTGGCAATCCGTTCTTCAGACAAATTTCTACCAAAACCATTTGCAATTTTCCAGATAGGTACGTATTTTAGTGAATCAAATTTCACGTTCCAAAGTTCCAACGCCCAAATACCGAGAGACCAGGAATCTACTTCAAAACCATATTTTTGGACATTTAGGTCTGTATCCAATTCAGGAGCACGATAAAAATCAGATACAATTTTGGGTGTATGGAAACCACCTAAGAGCGCTTTTGACAGACCAAAATCGATAAGGACTGCTTCTTCTCCGTCTCTGTAAAGAATATTTTCATCTTTGATATCTCTGTGGGCAATTCCAAAAAAGTTTAAGAGAGCAACTGCTTGCAAGATATTCTTCCAGGCTTTTATCTTGTTGTCAGTAGACGGATTTTTAAGTTGGGTCTCCATCTTTTCCATTTCGATGATCAATTGGGTGCCTTCATCTTTAATCTCGACGTTGTAAGTCTTTGGTAAAAAGGGTGACAAATTGCAAATTTTATGAACAAGAGCCTCTTTGTAAGAATAGGAAATATTCTCGTTTGCCGGTTCATCCTTGTTTGCTGGTATACGCTTTGTATATTTTTGTGGTCCTGTTTTTTCACCTTTTGCCATTTTTTATTATCTTTTTTTATTAAACTATTTATAAAATGTCATCTCATGTTTGTAGTTTGACGTGTCCATGTAAAACGTATTCTTCGTATTATAATAGGGTTGTAGAACCTTCTGTAACAGTACAATCGTACCTCGGCAATCCAGGTGATCTTACTAGTATTCTAACAGGTCAGGCGATTCTTGAAATGGGATCTAATCTTCAGTTTTGGACAGGAGGGTCTGTATTTTTAGATGCCACTCAGGGCTCTGCCAGATTACAAATTGAAACAAATAATATTTTGATTGGAGTTACAGGTGTCGGTTTTACTGGATCTGAAAACCCACCTCTCAATATTGCTATTCCGGCAGCCGGTTTTGAACAGACTAGTAACAGTCTTTCCATCTGGGATCCTTTTGTTCAATCTTGGCTGTTGGTCGAAGCTGTAGGTAGTACTGGTGGCGTGGGTTCAACTGGACCACAAGGTATGATTGGTGTCACTGGCTCAACCGGCCCGCAAGGTATGATAGGCGTGACAGGTTCAACAGGACCGCAAGGTATGATAGGTGTAACTGGTAGCACAGGACCGCAAGGTATGATAGGTGTAACTGGTAGCACAGGACCGCAAGGTGCTACAGGAACGCCAGGTGTAACTGGGCCAATTGGTGCGACAGGCGCAGGATTGCAACTATGGCAATATGCGGCAGATCCAACAACGTCTGCAAATACACTACGGCCAAATGCTTCTTTTCCAGGCGCTCTATCACCTAGCAATTTTATAGCACCATTACCAACACAATCATCTGAAGGCGCCGGTACTAGAATTCTTTTAGACGTGATGGGAGCAACAGGTGCATTTCGTGTCGGTATAGTTTCTGGTACACAGTGGGATCTTGCAAACCGAGGTGCTGGTTCAGTTGCAATGGGTATTGATAATATTGCCCTTTTGACTGGCGATGTTGTAGTTGGTGGAACTGCAAATACTTCTACTGGTCCCCAAGCGTTTATTGGAGGTGGTTCTGGTAATGGTGCAACTGGACAATATGCGGCAGTTGTAGGAGGACACGCAAACACAGCAACTGGTCTGCAATCATTTGTTGGCGGCGGTGAAACGAATGTAGCCTATGGACCACAGTCAGTTGTTGTAGGCGGATGGTTAAATAACGCATCTGGTCCTAAAGCCGCTGTTGTAGGTGGTAATAGCAATGGGGCTACAGGATTGAATTCATTTGTTGGTGGTGGTAGTTTAAATACGGCTGCTGGTAATTCTGCCGCAATTTCAGCTGGTTCTGTAAATATAGTATCTGGCGATTTATCATTTATTGGTGGAGGACAAAATAATAACGTTTATGGATTTAAAGCCGTCGTTGTTGGTGGCAATAATAATGGTGCTACAGGTTTGAACTCATTTGTTGGCGGCGGTAGTTTAAATACGGCTGGTGGTCTAGGTTCTGTAATTACAGGAGGATCTGTAAATATAACATCTGGAGATTTAACATTTATTGGTGGAGGATTTAGTAATAATGCATCTGGGCCACAATCTGTGGTTGTTGGAGGAAAAAGTAACGGTGCCACGGGTTTGAATTCATTTGTTGGTGGAGGTAGTTTAAGTACAGCAGGTGGTATTTCTTCTGCAATAACAGGTGGCTCTACAAATATAGCATCTGGCGATCTAACATTTATCGGAGGTGGAAATATTAATTCTGCATTACAGATTTATGATTGTGTAGCAGGTGGACATATTAATACAGCAAATGGCCCTCAAGCTTTTGTTGGCGGTGGTGCTAATAATGGTGCTACGGGTTTAAATGCGATAGTTGTTGGTGGTAGACGAAATACTGCATCTGGTACACTTTCTGTAATTGTTGGGGGTGGTTCGGCAAACGTAGGACAAGGTAACACTGCATCGGGTGATTTTTCTGCAATTGTTGGAGGTTTCCGAAACACAACATCTGGCCCACAGTCGTTTGTTGGAGGAGGCGTATTAAATATTGCTTCTGGTACAAAAACGACAATTGGCGCTGGTGGTAACAATTCTGCAATAGGAAACAATTCCTTTATTGGAGGTGGATCGACAAATACAACTTTACAAACCAATGATATTGTTGTCGGTGGAGCAAATAATATTGCAAACGGGCCACAGGCTGTAGTTGTAGGTGGAAATAGCAATGGTGCAACTGGCCCTCAGAGTTTTATTGGCGGTGGATCATCTAATAAAGCAAGCCTTAGTTTTGATATAGTTGTTGGCGGTAATACAAATAATGCTACAGGAGGTTCAAGTTTTGTTGGTGGTGGTCAAACAAATACAGCAAACTTTCAATACGATATAGTTGTTGGCGGTCTTTCAAATGTAGCAACAGGACCGCAAGCACATGTTGGTGGTGGAACACTCAACGGTGCGACAGGTTTACAGTCTTATGTTGGCGGAGGCGCACGGAATACTGCATCTGGTACATTGTCGGTTGTTGTTGGAGGTGGTTCAGTGTCTGCAGGACAAGGAAATACAGCTTCTGGAGCTAATTCTGCAATTGTTGGAGGTCTTCGTAACACGACTTCTGGTCCCCAAACATTTGTTCCAGGAGGCTTATTAAATATAGCCGCAGGTACAGCAGGTTTTGTTTCAGGTACAAATAGCAATGATGGTGCAATAAATAACAGGTTTGTTTGGGGTGATGCCTCTGGTATGGGTACATCTGGGTACTCTGGCCCAAATGCTGCATTGGCATCCCCGAATTCTGTTTGGTTTGGCTGTGGTGGTGCAGGTACTTCTGCAGGTGCGCCAGTATTCACCATCTTTACAGCCACTGGACGTACCAATAATTCTACTGCCGGAGTGCAACTCGTTCAAGGTGGTACATCTTGGAACTCTCTATCAGACGTCAATACAAAAAATCTACATGGTGAACTAGATTATTTAGACGTTTTACAAAAAATAGATACCATGCCTATATATGCTTACAATTATAACTTTAATCCTATCACCAACGTTTGTCGTGGCCCTACTGCTCAAGACTGGCATACAAGATTTCCTTCCGATAAAAATCCACTTATGATAGATACTATGGATCTTGACGGTATAACACTTGCTGCTCTAAAAGGTCTCATCATAAAACACAGAGAACTAGAAAATATTTTCATAAAAGAAACGACACGACAAAATCAAGAAATAGAGAAATTAAATATTTTAATAAAACAATTATTGGAAAAAAATGTTTAAATTTATATACACATATAAATAATGAGTGTTATACAAAACAATTATTTCTGTTGTGGTGGAGAAACTGGTTGTATCGGTCCGACTGGCCAACCTGGTATGACGGGAAGTGTCGGCCCACAAGGTGATATTGGGACCCAAGGCCCACAAGGTGACGTTGGATCCCAGGGAGCAACTGGCCCAACGTCACCACAAATATGGCAATATACGACAGACCCAACAACATTGGCAAATACCTTATGCCCAGACCCATCTTTTCCAGGTGTATTATCACCGAGTAATTTTCTAACATCATCAACTTCATCAGAAGGTGTTGGCACTAAAATCTTATTAGATGTTCTTGGTGCGACAGGTGCATTTCGCGCTGGTTATGTTTCGAGTACGCAGTGGGATCTCATAAACAGAGGAGCTGGTTCGGTAGCAATGGGTATTAATAATATTGCATCTGGTATTCAATCTGTTGTTGTCGGTGGTAATAATAATGGGGCAACGGGTTTGAATTCATTTGTTGGAGGAGGTAGTTTAAGTACAGCGGGTGGTAATTCTTCTGCAATAACAGGTGGCTCTACAAATATAGCATCTGGCGATCTAACATTTATCGGAGGTGGAAATATTAATTCTGCATTACAGATTTATGACTGTGTTGTAGGAGGACATATTAATACAGCAAATGGCCCTCAAGCTTTTGTTGGCGGTGGTGCTAATAATGGTGCTACAGGTTTACAGTCTTATGTTGGTGGTGGTAGGCGAAATACAGCATCTGGGACACTTTCCGTAGTTGTTGGAGGTGGTTCGGCAAGCGTAGGGCAAGGTAACACTGCTTCTGGGGATAATTCTGCGGTTGTTGGTGGTTCTCGTAATACAACTTCTGGAACATCTGCCTTTGTGGGCGGTGGATTATTAAATCAAGCATTGGGTACACGATCTTGTATTCCTGGAGGTAATTTGAATACAGCCACCGGTACAGCCGGTTTTGTTTCGGGTACAAATAGCAATGATGGTGCAATAAATAACAGGTTTGTTTGGGGTGATGCCTCTGGTATGGGTACTTCGGGTTATTCTGGACCAAATGCGGCATTGGCATCCCCGAATTCTGTTTGGTTTGGTTGTGGTGGTGCGGGTACTTCTGCGGGTGCGCCAGTATTTACAATCTTTACAGCGACTGGACGTACCAACAATTCTACTGCAGGAGTACAACTCGTTCAAGGAGGTACATCATGGAACTCGTTGTCTGATGTCAATACAAAAGACCTGCATGGCGAACTAGATTACCTAGACGTTTTAGATAAAATAGATTCCTTACCGATATATGCATACAATTACAAGTTCAATCCGCCTACTAATATATGCCGTGGTCCTACCGCCCAAGACTGGCATGCTCGTTTTCCTTCAGACAAAAATCCGCTTATGTTGGATACCATGGATCTCGACGGCATAACACTTGCTGCTCTCAAGGGGCTTTCTATTCAGCACAAGGATCTCCAACAAAAATATAATACATTACAAGAACGTATCGAAATTTTAGAGAAATTCATAATTAATCAACAATAAATACAAATTTTCTTTTTAAAATAAAAGAAATTATTCCTCTATACAATACATTAGAATATCGGTAATCTGAGAAGATATTGTGGCTGTATTGAATTTATCGACTACAACTCCTTGTAAAATAGCAAGATGCTCGTCGAGGATACTAGGATTTTTATAATATTCAATCATCCGTTGGCAAATCGTAGCGGGATCTACAATTCCTACCAGACAACCTTCGACATATTTCTTTAGAGCCAAATCACCGGATGTTCTATAGACCTCGATTAAACTATCAAAACGACTATCGAGACCATTAAACATAGTATCCCTTCCATGCAATCTAGCCCTAATATTATCAGTAGTACGACAATAGACCGATGGTAGCATCGCGGAACAAGGGACACAAATTTCCTCTGGAACCAAGGCCATAAACGATGAATGCCAGGGAAGGATAGTAAATGTATCACACAAGGATGCTTCAAATGGCGTAAGCCCAAATCCTTCCCCGTCTGTACAATTTATCATAATATCAAAGGAATTGTATAAAACATGTAAAATATCTTCTTCCAGGTGATCTTCTATGACTGTGACTGGAAGGTCACCTATCAATCCTTTCCAATCCCTAAACACCCATGGGCCAGAATCTTGTCCTGTTGTTTTAATTATTAAATGACTGTTTTTAATTTCACTATTAAACAATCTAAACGCCTCGATCGCCAAATCATGCCTTTTCCGCGTATTGTTGGCATTGCAGATTCCTACTAGATAGACATCAGTATTATGAGATATACCTAATCGAGACAACATATACCTCTTGCTAAATTCTTTTTTCTCTCGACAAGATAGAAAACTGAATGATTTATCAATAGAAAATTCAACTAGATGAGCGAGTATAAAAACTTGCTTGTCGGGATATAATCGTTGCAAAAGGGTACAAGAACTAGCATTCATCGTGATCAGGAAATCATACATCGAAAGATCCGATAAAATTACATCTTCTGTAAAATCAACGGGACAAAATGCTGCAAGTTGTACTGTCTTTAATGTCTGTGTAGACCCTCTGGGACTATTTCTCGGATTCTGTACCTCATTTAATAATTCTCTGTTGTCATTCAATATATTACCAATTTGTTGTTGGTTAGAATCATTATGCAAAACGATGATAAGATCTGGTGTATTCCCGACGACTCTTTGTACAAATTCTACTGTAGGTATATCCCTACTCACATCTACCGTATTAAACCATGAAAACAATTGCAGATATTTGTAGGATACAGCACTATACGAGTTTCCTTTACTAATCTGCGATATCCACGTCACTTTCATTTATATGTATATTATCTTATAAATGAGTGTAGGATTACAAGGTACAGATTGTCGATATTCAGATGGACAGCAATGTATGATTGGCCTGACCGGTGTATGTATGCCAACAGGATTACCCGGTAAAACAGGTTGTCCATGTATAGAAATTCATCAGGATGCTAAAGGTGCGGTAGGACCTGTAGAAGTACAAAATAAATCCAAAACAAAACCATCTAAAATAGACAAGAAATCACAACTAGATGTCAAGGCCGCTACGAATCGCATTGAAAAACACGATCCAGACGTTATTAAAAAACGTCTCCAACGAAAAAACTTGTAAATAATTTACCCGATAAAAAGAATTTTAGAATATAAAGAAGATGTCGGGAAATAATAATATACCTATTCCAGATGTTGAGCCGTTGGATCAGTACCAAGTTATGTTGCATGAGGAATTTTTTACTTCTGCCTCTAGAGCACGGATCATGAAACTAGCCCTTTATCAATTTAAGAAAAAATATGGTACAACACCACCAGTTGCCGACTGGATGATCAATTGGGCGATGGACGATACAATCGCCGATAGAAATCGGTGGAAACAAACTTTTCAAATTCACAATCTTCAAATTTGGGCATCTCAGCGGCTTGTCGAACGGATGGAAGATATGGATTACGATACCAACCTCAACTGGTTCGATGTCCAGACACAAAAACGGGACATTACTTCTATTCCTTCCGTCTGCGGCTCCCACTTTACCGACCGCATCAAATATCGCTCACCAAATATTTTATAAAATTGAAAAAATATATGTATTTCTAAACATATATAGAAAAATGTTGAAGAATCTCTCTCGTAGTTTTTGGACGATTTCATCAGGAACAATGGTTGGCTATGTGGAAAATTTGGGTAAGAATGGCATTTTGTTTAGTAATCGTTGTATCCATTTTCGACAAACGACATCAAACTTGTCAAACCACGGTGAACTAATGAATATTAGCATCGAGAAATGTATGACGCAGAATCCTGAATGTCTGTATACAATACAAAATGCAATGGAAAACCGCCAGCCTGTTACGATTCACTATGAATTAGATCTTTTAAACCGTCCAACAAACGGAGAAGTAGTCGGTCAGTACTTTCTCAAATATATCAAAATCGATCATTCTATTTCAGACGTTGTCATCTCTCGAAAATAAACATCGACGTAGAAGGAAAAACTGAAAATAATATTATTAAATGAAATAATATAACGAGATGATAACATATGTACCGGTTTCGTTGGTATCGGCGTTGGCAGGACGACATTCGTGTAAAAGGTGGCAAGATGCGGTTTTGCAATTGTTTCAAAACTATTATCCGACCATACTCGACGAAATAGATTCTTTGCGTGAAGAGGATAGTAGCGATAGTGAAAAAGAAACTGACGCACCGAATACAGAAAACGATATACGAACTGGTATCCAAGAGAAATCGCTGATTGAATATAAAGAGACAGTAACAAATCCTATTTATGTCGAACCTACATCCCTAGACGAGCAAGAAAAACAACTAGTCAGAAAAGATCGTGGTACATTTCTTGAAACAGATACAATTTCTAGATTGATAGGTAACCAAACTCTTAAAAATGCGTATAATCTACCTGCTATCAAAATTAACTGTCAAGTTGGTGTTTCTAGATCCTTTACTTATGTTTCTAATGGTACAAACATAGCATATACAATTTCAGGTGCAATAGACGGTGTGATTTGGAACAAGTGTATATTGGAGATTAAGAATCGTTGCCATCATTTTATGGAACCTGGATATGATATTGATCAGTTGACCATGTATATCGTTTTGTTTTCCATACCGTTGCCAGGGCGGCTAGTACAACAGTATGATGGTGAGATATGCATAGGAGACGAGATCCCGTATAAAGAAGCTGTAGCAAAATGGCAAAACGATATAAAACCATCTCTTGATAAACGACTTGTTAAATTAAACAAGAAACTAGCCTGTCTCGATTATCAATGGTTTTATGATAATATTTTATCCTGATGAAAACTGAAAAAATTAAGTATATTTTAACAAATGTATTAAATGACTGAGGATATTTTCGCTGAATCTAGAAAGAATCAGGTCGAGTTTGAGAGGGTTGTTGCAGAAATGAAACCATGTGAAACAGATTATGTGTTGATTACAGGAGGAAAACTTGTAGCAATTGGGTCTGAATCTGATTTAGAAGAAATTGTATGTGAGTTATCTCCAGGAGTATACATGTTCAAACGTGCCGATTCTAAAATCCCAATAATTAGGAGAAACCGTCTTGCCGTTTCTTTAGACGATTGAAAAGAAAACCGATGTACTGACGACAAAAACTGAAAATAATATTTTTCAAGTATTATTTTCAGTTTTATGGGATAATATTTACAAAAAAGTGTTATTATTAAAAACAAGATATAAATGTTTCTCGATGTAAAAACAATTATTCTTGTAACGGTAGGACTGATAAGTATTGGGGTGATGATATATTGCATCTTGCGAGATAATAAGCCGGCTAAAAATCCTAATATTACACAACCACCTCCAGATCAACAAATGACAATTTTAGACGACCAATCAGAGAGCAATTATGATACGGTCGATGGAGCCGCCGGAAAATCAGCTGCCACTGGCGGTGACGAAAGCATCTACGACTCGGTATAAAATATATACCCAAATATAAATATCTGATAGAAAACAATATCCCCCAATAGAAAAACGATGTATTTACAGTATTATTTCGTCAAGAATATTTTCTTCGATCCATTGTTTGCTGGGAAGTAGGTGGTTATCGATTCGGTAGCGATGATAGCCGAGGTGTTGAAGATGTGGGCAGCATGTGCAACCTATGATGGAAGGATAGGCTATATCTAGACAGTCTCGTTTGCATGGATTATTTATACACAATGTATACCAACCAACTAGATCGTCTAATGTCAAAAATGGAAACTCTTGTTCTAACCAATCATCTAGCATTCGCTCAAAACGCATTACCTTGTTGTAACAAAAAGAACATAGTCTGTATTGAAACGCCAATGAATCTGCATCCAAATTACTATCTGGATTAAGCGATGTAGAACAACCACTAAATTTACATATATACAACATTTTTATCGCAGTTTTTTTCTTTCATCAAAGAAACAGACATAAAAAAATATAAAAAATATAAAAAATATAAAAAATATAAAAAATATAAAAAATATAAAAAATAAAAATATAAAAAATAAAAATATAAAAATATAAAAATATAAAAATAAAAATATAAAAATATAAAAATAAAAATAAAAAATAAAAATATAAAAATAAAAAATAAAAATATGGATAGCGAAAATTAACGTTCTGGAAGCATACAAATTTCCGAATGGCCTTGAGAAGAGACCTATGTAGATATTGACATAGAAAGTGTTCTGTAATGGTTATTACAGATGTTCTTTGTGTAATTAAGACACAAGAAATTGATATGAATATAAATATTTGTATAAGAATCCTTACATAACAATTTCTGTATTTAAGATTACAGAAATCGTTATGTCAATTATTACATCGATATCGTCTCATTGACGATTACAACCAAAAATATAAAAATGAAAATAATAAAAATATTGTAAATATTTTTGAAATGATATTTAAAAAAATGGTTGATCGCAACGTTTTATATATCGGTGCTGGTTTGTTGTTATTATTGGTGGCTGGTTTTGGTGTGTGGTTTGTCATGAATACAACTCCCTCTGATAAAATTGGTCCTAGTCCAAAAGGTTCCAGCTTTTTCTCTGGCGTTCAGTCATCTGTAGCCAACTTTGGAAATAGTGTCTACAACGCATTTCCACATTCTTCAAATATTGGCACGTTTTCAGATAGTCACTTAAATGGGGACGCAAATGTAGGAGGTAGATTTAGTCCTTGTCCATGGATGTGTGTTAGGAAAAATGGCATATGTGTTAATCGTCTCACAGGAGCAGGTTGTAATCCTCCTGTTGCCTTTTGTCAACCACCATGCACATCTGTCAATGGAGTTTGTATGCACAACGGCATCCCATGTGGTATCAATAACTAACAACTTTCATTATTTTTGTTAATGAAAAACACCACTTCCTACGACAAAACGAGAAAGTTTGGTCCGGTGATTTGGAATTTTTTAAAGGAAGATTGTAATACGTAGCATGATCCTTGTTCCATGAGACGGTAAGCATCTAAATGAGGGAATTCGATTTTACCTCGTTCAATTGCAAGAACAAGGCAAACTCCTGGGTTCTTTACGACGGTATTAGATGTATACGTTGTTTTTGTTGTGAAATTAACTTTGGCATCATCAATAAAAAGATTGTTATTCACAAGTTTCAAAATGTCTTTTGCTGGTGTTTTATCCTTGTCATAATGGGCACTATAAGGACCTGGTATAGAATTGCAATGGGAAAAGTACCTCGGCAAAAACTCTGGGATATATTGTGCGTCTGTATTTCTATGTCCCGTAAATACCATCTTTTTAGTCTTTGGAGGTTCATAAATCAGAATTTCAACAAGTTTTTTCTTTGTAATCGGTTTTTTGTATAGATATTTTTCTTTTGCAAGTGTCTTTGCTACCGCCTCGAGGATTTTTTCCGACGATTTCTTGGTCTGTTTCTTTATTGGTTCTTTTATTGTCACCGATTTCTTGGATTGAACAGTCGATTTCTTTGTTGCTGTGGTTTTCTTTGTTTCTAATGGGGCTTTTATCGATTTTTTGTCCTTTGTTGATCCTTTAACAATCGTTATAGCAGCTTTTGGCTTTGCTTTTGCGATATCAACATCTGTTTTTTTCATTAGAGTTGTCTTTTTCATATATATTGATATATAAAATATAATTTACGTTTTTATTTCAGTTTTGTAACTCGACATCGTAGGACTTTTTCTAAATCATATAGACATCTTTGGTGTTTTTACCAACGTAAATGACTGGGATGGTGTTGATATGTGGAGGTTTATAATTATCATTGTTGTTACCTGGATAGACATCACCGCTATTATTATTACCTCCTTGTTCGATTTGGTTGCAAAGTTCATGTTGTAGAAATGTGTTTCGGTAGATGAATAGGCGAACAAGATGAATAATACAAAGAAGGAGGAAAAATGAGCCAGTTGCTCCAAATAAAATAGTCATATCGTTATCATAGGCAATAAACTCCCAAAACATCGCAAACATTGAACAAAAGAAAAATGCAATCATCCACGCAACAAACGCCGCACCAGGCATACTATACGGATTCTTCCACCAAGCAGGAATATTACCAATACACATTCTATCTATTCTAAATATTTAGACATTTATTTTCAGTTTTTGTGATATAATATATCCGTACCAACGAAGGAGGTACGGATATATTATACACCAACTTACGAGAGGCGCCAAAGCGCCGCGAGTCAGTTTTTGTTGTCTTCCTATGTCAGTGTGATCTGATAAATGCATTTATCAGACACCAACTTACTAGCGTTGCGAGTCTATTCAATAATATTAGAGTTGTAGATGGGTCCGTCGAGACGAAAGTTGTATTCTGTTAGTTTTTCTTTTACGCGATTACTTTGCCAATAAGGTGGTCTGATATTGTCAACTGTAAACGATGGACATCTAATAATAGACAAAGTTGTTCATAACAATCAACATATCGTACAGTACACCTTATATTCTGAATGTGAATATTGAATCTATCATCTTGTAATAATACACGCACGATATCCGTCTTTCCTAAACGACATGCCTTACAAAGATAATCATTCAAGTTTGTTCGAGGCGTTGTTTCATTTGCTGCATATCTCCAATCGTAAATACGGTGATCTGATAGCAATAATCGTAAAATATCAGCATGATCACCCCAACAAGCATAATCAATGCACTGTCTAATCGGAAACACAAACGGAGTAGATAATAAAAGCCGTACAATTTCTATATGATTTCGAAAACATGCGTCTGCCAGATGGGTCAAACAGATCACAATGTTGGGATGGTCTATTAACGCTCTTACAATTTCCAGCCATCCCATTTTACATGCTATTCCAAGATGTTCAACATCCACTGTTATTTTTGGATCATTCATCATTCTCTTTACTTTGGCCGTATGACCCAGATATATTTCCTTGCCAAATTTACGTTGTAACCAAGTGATGGTCGTCATTTTTATGATATTTGTATTTCGATTGATTTTTTCATTTTTATCTCATACCTTTGAGAATGAGGAAAAAGATGTGTTTGAAAAGGCATGGTAGAAAATGTCGTTGCAAGTGCTTTTAATTTCGGTTTGCAAGAGGGGATATTCAAATCGGCTGATATTATTCAAGATTTCCAAAGTAGACTGAGCATATTTCTGAGCATGTAGGGATGATTTACCCTTTTTCACAGATGTTAGATAGTCATGCAAGTTGTCTAATCTATCGCAAAATTTAACAAAGAGAGCGTCTTTGTTCATAGATCCCATTTTAGCAGATAGATATGCTGTCTTTCCCATTTTGTCACATTCTATTTTATCTGTAGTCAACTGTTTTACTAATTGTAATACTTCTTCTCCAAAGTTGGCCAAGATATCGTCCTCTGTTACAGACGTATCTTCAAGGGTATCATGCAATAGAGCAACTTGAATTAGTAATTCTGTAGTAAGACCATTTGGCAATGGATGATAATAGTTGACCACATTTCTTGCAACATTGAGAGGGTGACTTATATAAGGTAACCCAGTATCCCGTCGTATCTGTCCCTCGTGTGCACGTGCAGCAAAGTCGTATGTACGTCTAATAAGATCAGTCGTTAAAATATCATTGTTCATTTTTTATATTTATTTTTCCAAATAAAGAAATTATTGATAATATTTTGACTCTGACGTACTAAGATGCAGGACCCGCTAGTCAATATTGTATTTACATATATCGCAGACGGTCGGCAATCAATTGTTTGCAGCGAGAGATATTTTCGTTTAGACGGTCAAGGTCGTTAAACATACGTGTACCCAGTTGTTGTTCAAGACTGTTCAATACAGATTGCAGCACAATCATTGGATAACTACCCACATGAATGTTACTATATGTCGATGTACAATAATTATAGATTTCCTTGTATTGTTGAGCGATTTTGTTATTTTGCCAGACTTGTTCCTCTTCTTTTTCAAGTTGTCGGATTTGGTTACGAAGGTCAATGATCTTGTCACTAATGGCATTACTCGCAGCAATTGTATCATTGACTTGTTTCATATCAAACGCCTCGACATGACCACGTTCGACCCAACCTTGGGCATCATTGGGGATTGTATCATGCGAAACGTCCTTTGCAGATAAAAAGAAATCATTAATCGTCTTGATTGATGGGATAAGAAATGTCGTCTTGAAAAAGATATGAACAAAACCTGTGGGTGTTTTGGTAATGACCGTATATTCTTCTTCTGGTCGTTGTTCAACAGTAAACGTAAATGATTTGGGATATGCCGTTTCTGCATTCTTGACCACTTCTTGATGGTCAGTAGATAATAGAGGCATGATATCTGTCAATTCACTTGGCTTGAACGGATTGGCAACACGCGTAACAAGCTGGGGGTTATCATACGTAACTGGTGGTGGGACATAGCTTACCCCGTTTGAATTAGTAGTACATATTCCGATGGCGATGCAATGACGTCCAGAAGTAACACCACCGGTTGGTTTTGGGACGAAGTAGTTGGTCATATTTGGAAAAGTGACATTGGTTGTATTAACCATAAATGTTACCGTATAGCATTTTGATAGCATTGGTGTAATAGAATTGATATAATATGGTGTTTCAAAAGATGACGGTGTATGAACAATCGTTTCTTTATCTCCATCTTTGAATGTTGTTGTCACGGCACGATATAAAGTGTGGTTGGATGGCAGATTCTTGATGAAATGCTTGGTACCATCTGTGATATTCTCGACAAGTGTTGGATTCTTTGTATCAAGAACCTTGACATCCATCTTTTCTGCACCACTATAATTAATATAATTGATAGTATAATATTGACCAACTTGAAACTGCATTTTTTCTATATTCTAATTTATATCCAATTTATTTTCAATTTTTTATATTTTTTCTATCTATAGAAAAATGTGTATAAGAAGAATAATTTATTCGAGGACGATAGATTTTTTGGTGGTGAGATAACAGTTGAAGAAATATGCTTTCATTTGGTCTTTTGTTGCGTTTTCGATAACGTGAAAACGAATGCGATAGAGATCCAATGTTTCCAAAAGAGTTTCAATACCACCATCATTGTTGCTTAGGACTAGTATGAAATCACAACGCTCATTCTTGTACATGTTTTGCAATGTGGAACTCGTGAGATGGTTAATATCGAGTATACAAACAGTCATATCATAATCAAAATTAACAACGGTATTAATTCTATTATCTTTATTATCGCCGCGTTGCCAAAAGGGACCAGTTCCAGCCACTGCTTTAACTTTGAAAAATTTGTCAAACTGGGGTTTGTAATAAGCACAAATTGCCCGTTGGAGTTTAGTAATTTCCTGGTTTCTAATTAGAGAAAAATTATTATTCCCCTCGTTTTTATATTGGAGATAACCCAACTTTGCAACACGACAAACCTTGTAATTTAAAATAGTTAAAAGTAGTACTTCAATATCATCTGCAACGGGTAAGCTCTCTGAATAGCCTATTTTCTGCAAAACATCTTTGCGCCAACATCTTGGGTGGTTTGGTACGGCTGTTATGTCTTGGCAAGCAATACTATTGATATCGCAAGACTTGGCAGAATATAACCACTTGCCAGTTTTTGTATTCTTTTGATCTTTGGCGAGACAAATCGTTCCGTCCCTAGTTTCTGTAGCTACAAACTGACGATAGTAGCTCCCTAGCCCCATCCCCCAGCCATCTCCGTATGAAAAGTTTTTCCAGTCTTCAAACAATTCAGCAAAATCCATATATACAAAGCCGACTTCTGGATCAGATTCGAATGCCTTAATCAACGTCTCTAAACAATCTGGCATAATATCATCGTCGTGATCTAGTTCCAACAAATATTTCCCACGACACAAACTGCTGGCTTGATTCTTAAGTGCTCCAATAGAACCCGAATGTTGACTCGGCTTATACAGTCGTATGCGTGAATCTTTTAATGTCTCGATTAGCCATTTAAAGTTTTCGTCACCAGGTGTATCATCGAGAATGATCCACTCCCAGTCTTTTTCAGTTTGCATAAGGAGGGAATTATATGGTCGTAGGATTTTGTGGCCAGATTTAAAACTAGTAGTAAAACAAGAGATCTTTGGCCGGAAAATTTCTCTTTTTGGTAGATTTTGAATATAACAAGATAGAATTTTATTATACACGATACCGTTATTAGCGACTGTTTCGATGGTAATCTCTTCAGGTTTAATATGTAGCCATTTTTGAAAAGTCTTTATGATCATTAAATTTTGAATAGGATATTCTTGCCAAGAGTCTCCAACTGTCAATAATATATTCCAATGCTCATCATAGAGAAGTTTAATATCGTCTATATTTTCCGTAATCTTGTACGTAAACTGAGGATCCTTGGTTAAGATATCATCAATCGTCTTATATTTCCCCTGTCTCAAAACTATTACATATGGATACTTGCTCATTTTATTAAATGAATCTTCCTTATATTAATTTATTTCTCGCACAATATGTATTTATTTTATCTTTAGCGATTGTAAAACTCGGCCATGTTAAAACCAAACCAATCGTCTAGAAATCTAAAAACTTGAGTCGCCAAAGAAAAAGTCTCTTGGTTTGCTTGGGACGCTGTTTCCTGGTTTTCTGTTTCGTCATTCATAGCCCGAAAACTAGCATATTCTTGTGGTGTCATATGACGTAATTGTGTATTATTGCGACGATGTGTATCCAACGATTTTTCAAATTGCGTTTGACGAAGTTGTTCGGCGCGAGTTAGATTAGGTTCAATAACCCAATCTTGACCCATCGTATGACGTGATTTTACTCCCCACATATAAATCGTGTTTAAAAGGACACGTTCGAGACGACGATACTGATAATAACCAAGTTTCTCATCCTTGGCCAACGGTCGAAACTGCATAACCATTGGTTGCATTGCCATTCGTTGTTTTGCCCACTTGAGTGCCGAGCGCTTATTCCAATTGTCATTTGAAACCTCGCCAGTTGCCTCATTCTTGGAACAACGCGTCCATGTAACAGCTGAATAATAAACCATGGTACTCTTTTCAGACGGATTTTGTGTTGGTGTATCCTTTTGCGTGGGTGTATCCTTGTCTGTTGTCATCACTTTTTCCTGCGTCCGCGACGTTCCACTAGAAGCCCCAAAAATCTGATACACCAAGGTAAGTACGCGAGAAAGCTTGCCATTCTTGTATTTCTTGATATGTTGCGAAAACGTTCGAGTAGATTGCATTTTTACTCTTTTCTTTTTCTGAAAACATTTTTCAATTTTTATATTTTTATATTTTTATATTTTTATATTTTTATATTTTTATATTTTTATATTTTTATATTTTTATATTTTTCTATTTTTCTATTTTTCTATTTTTCAATTTTTATATTTTTTATATTTTTATATTTTTATATTTTTTATATTTTTTATTTTTTTTATAGATGGAATATTTTTGTAATATCTGTATAGAAAAAATATACAAGAAAAAATAAAAACGATAGAAATGTCATGTGGTAATATGTCTAGAACGGGATATAATGCAATGAGACCAACTACTTGTCAGGGGTCTTGTTGCAGACAAAACCCTTCATATTTTATTTCTACGCCACCAACTTTACCAAATATTCAATGTGATAACCAAGAAGGTATATTTATGGTAGAATCTTGGGTTGGACAACCGGGTGTTTCTGGTTCATCTGGAATATCGGCTGTTTCACTGAGTTTGTGTGATTCACTTCAATTCTGGACTGCTGGTACAATGAATGTAGATGTAACTCCCGGATCCGCCCAAGTTTCAGTCGACGCACAAAATATTATAACTGGTTCTGGAATACCAACATCTCCGCCACCAACCACCAAATACCCGTTTTTATATAGGGATAATACAACTAATAACCTCTGGATTTCAGATGCCGGTAGTTGGGCACAAAGTGGTTCAACAGGTCCTCAGGGACAAGTTGGAGCGACCGGCCCTGGGCCGATTGGTGCAACAGGTTCAACGGGTCCACAAGGTATTCAAGGAATACAAGGTCTCATCGGCGTTACAGGTAGCACAGGCCCACAAGGTTCAACTGGGGCGTTTTCAGGAGTTGGGGCATTACAAGTTTCAAATGCATCTGTAAGTGTAAGTGGTACACCCGTAAATATTATTACATTTAATACAGTTATTGGACATGCTTATAATTTTAGAGGAATGATGTTTGGCGATTCGTCTTTAGGAACCAACTGTACTCTTGGTATCACTGGTGTAGCACGTAGTTCTTTTTATTATAGTAGCCAATTGAATGGGCCATCCAATGTATTGCAAGTATCAAATTCTTCTGGTGCAGCATCAACAGGTGCTACACTCAGTCTGGCTGGTTCTGGATTTGGAACATGTCTAGATGTTTATTTTCTTGCAAGTGCAACCACCGTCTCACTCTTATTTACAACCTCTGTTGCTAGTGTCAACATCTCCACCGGCGGTCTATTTATTTCTACTTAAATATCAACATTCTACTTTTACAAAAATGAAAATTATACATATAAATATTTTTAAATAAAAAATGAGCAAGTATACATATTTTCCGCGCAACGAGCAATTGTCCGAGTACCAAGATAAACTGGACAAGACGTTTTGGTCGGCAGATGAAGTTGATTATGATTCTGATCGAGTGACGATGGCTTCTTTGGAGAATCTGATAACAACTGGCAAGGAAGAAAAGATTGGCGATACAATTATTACATCTCAACAAGCCATGAATATTACCGTCTTTCTTAAAAATATTCTCTGTTTGTTTGCCCAATTGGATGGAGTAGTTATAGAAAATCTGATTGAAAATTTTACCCATGAGATTTCACAAGGCGAAAAAGAGATCCAACAATTTTACATCGCCCAGGCACACAATGAAGTAGTCCATTCAAAAAGTTATGGTATGCAAGTAGAAAAGTTGATCAAAGATCCCAAGGAAAAAGAAGCCATTTATACGGCCTCCCTTGAATATCCTGCTGTTAAAGCTATCACCGATTGGTCATTTAAATGGTTTGATACGTCTTTACCTATTGTCGATCGTTTGATTGCTTTTTGTTGCATCGAAGGTATCATTTTTACTTCTGGATTTGTTGCCATCTACCGTCTCAAGGAATGGGGCTTGTTTACAAAAGGCCTCTGCAATGCCAACGAGTTTATCTCTAAAGACGAGGCTGTTCATACAGCCGCAGGTATTGCCTTTTTCCATCACAAGGTGAATAAAGGCGAGTTTGTTAGACCTACTAAAGAACGCGTTTACGAAATCATTGAAGCGGCTGTAGCTTTGGCTGATCAATTTACAGATGAGGCAGTACAGCCAGAATTGGTGGGTCTCGATAGAGCCGACATGAAACAGTATGTTCGTCTATCGGCGGATCTCATCGTAACAGATCTCGGGTATGAGAAGAGATACGATGTCGAATGCCCATTTCCCTGGATGCTCAAAATCTGTCTTTTCAATATTACCAACATGTTTGAATCTCGCGTCACCGAATACTCTAGAGCCGTTACCAGCATTTTACAAGATGATGAAAGTGATGGATGGTCGTCTGAAGAGAAAGAATAAAAATGAAAATGTTCATATAAATACAAGATATGAAAAAATGACAGCAGAAAAAATAACGGAAACAATAATTTCTAACGAGACAATTGCTACTAAAATTGAAATGCACAAAGAACTATTATCTTTTTGGGATCCGGAAGATAAAACCCATTATAATCAATATACTCCAGACAAGCAAAGATGTCCATGTAGTGTTAGATGGGAAAATCTAACCAGTTGTGATGCAAACACGATTTTTGGTGTTCATGGATTCAGATTTGAGTAAAAAAGAATAGTGGGTCAATAAAAAATTGAAAATTCTATATGAAAATATAAATATTATAAGAACCTCGTTGATGCAAGAAGCAGAACAGATCCCAATTTCGGAAATGTCAGAGGGTATGCTTGACGAGTTGGAGGATTGGTATGATACTTGTATCAAGCAGTTTGCACAACGAAAAAAGGCTCTAAATGAAGAAAAATGTAAGCGTATGGAAATCCGTAAAGCAAAAGAATTGGCCGTTTTAGAAGAGCAACGTAGAGATATTCAAACATCTATCGCCGAGAATAAAACAGAAATTATCAAGATTCGCCAGTATATCACTGGTCATGAAAACGAGATCAAGGAACAGCAATCTCAACTCAAGCGTCTTGAAGCAGATCGTTGTAAATACGTCGGCCACCGATGGGATTATGACTTTGATCATCCAACCCTCGAAGAGCACTGTGTCGTCTGCGGACACTGGCGAGACGATTAATGTATTTCTCCTGTATAAAAAAATGAAAATCTATATGAAAATATAAATATATAATACATGTCTAGCAAAGTCAAAAAAGGAAAAACCAGAATAGTTCCAACACCTGCAAAGAAAAAGACGGTATCCAAACAACAAAAGGCAACTGTCGCTACCAACGTAGGAGGAAAAAAGAAACCAGACCCAACAAAGAAAAAGGTTGTTCCAAAGAAGAAATCCGTCATACAAAAAGATACACCCTCACCAAAAGAATCACCACCGTTGGTAAAAAAGAGGGTATTGCGGGTGAAATATAGTGAGCAACTGGATGAGATGTGGAAATGGTACGGTTTGAATGCTGTTCCCGAAGAAATCCTATTAGATATATTCAAGTTTGTAGGCATGCTAAATTGCTATGTGCTAAAAACGGTAAACAAGCAATGGCACCGAATTATAACTGGCGAGTTTGCGATGCCAAAGTGGATCAACCGTTATATTCCTCCGATATATTCACCTTTTCAATATCAGTTTGATGTGATAAAATGGATGAGATTGCAAAAATATGGTGGTATCCTAAGTATGGAACCAGGAATGGGTAAAACCATGACCTCTCTTACTTATATCAACATCTCCTATTCTATTCGCAATCTAGTTCTCTGCAACAAATCGCAAATGTCGATATGGAAAGATGAAACGGGTAAGTTTTATGGCGAACATTTCAAGGTCTTGTGTTGCCATACGGAATATGATGGGCATATAAAAGACTTTTCGGAAGAACAACTCGCCGAGTATGATATTATAGTTGTCACATACCAAAATGCGCGACATATCGTTGACCCTGCTAATCCAGTATCTAGGATTTTTTGGAACAATGTATTTTGCGATGAGGTTCATACCCTCAGAAATCAACCAACTTCTATGTATCCGTTTGTAGATGCGATTAAGAAAACAAAAATGTGGGGATTGACGGGTTCCCTCATCTACAATAGTATGAATGATGCCCGGAATATCCAAAAACTCATTGATGATACTTCTGTATATTCCTACAATAATATAAAAGTATTGCGATTTGCCGATGTTGATATCAAATTACCGACATTGACTATACATTCAGTTTCCACACCAAGGACAGCCGTTCAAGATAGATTATATACCCTTTATGATACTAAAGCTCTCGATACAATTGAACAACTAGGAGCGCATGGTAAAAACTTGTCTGCAATCTGGACGATCATCCATAGAATGAGACAATTGTCAATCTCACCTGCATTGATTCGTAAATCACATACAAAGTTGGGTGATCTCGCCGAGGAAAATAGACATAAAGCACCTCGTATCGAACATATCTGTGATTCTATCCAAAGTGATACACGGCAATCTCTAGTATTTTCATATTATACAGAGACACTTGATCTAATAAGGCAAAACCTACTCGAACGAAACATACCTTGTTTTATCGTAAAAAGTGCTGACAAACTCTTATTACGTGATGATTCGATTGTCAAGTTTATAAAGGGTAAATATAGGGTGTTGTTGATGACGTATGCAATTGGTAGCCATGGATACAATCTCGTAAATGCAAGCAAGGTATATCTGGCCGAAGTATGGTGGAATATGCAAGTCATGCAACAGGCATTCAAGAGAGCATATCGCCTTGGGCAGGAGAATCATGTAGACGTGTATATGTATGCAACTGATAATTCTATTGAATCTAGAATGCTCGATATTTCCAAAGGCAAACAGACCATCGAAGACGCCCTCATCAACGAATGCAAACCCAAATCTAAATTGTCTTTGCAAGAAATCAAATCATTGTTTTAGATGTGGTATAAAATGATATCTTTTGAGAAAAAGATGAATGATCAAAATTATTTTGATACATAGATATTATTCTTGTGATCGAGGAGGATCAAATCAACTTGGACAACGTCACCTTGGGAATTGTCTTGGTCGTAGAGTATTTGTGACGCATAGGCAAAGTTGCGACATTTGGACAACATATTTTGTGCCTTTTGGTAATCTTTATAAACTCCTACATAATAAAGGGTACCAAAACAACCGCACCCAGTTGCACCAGTTTTCATCGTTACAAGATAGAGATGGTCTGGTGTTTCGGTATATTTTTTTATAAAGACGATAGAATCATTGGCTGTTAGTGACTTTCTGGTATATTTGCTTGTTGTTAATATTGGTTCCATATTGATATAATGTTTTTCGTAAAATCTACTACGCATTTTAGCTACTTCCTCTACTGTTGGGTTAACGGGCATATGATAGAGGGAATTATCAGTTGGCACATCTAGTTTTCCATATTTTTGTTCGAGTGCATCGTCTATCGTTTTTACAATAAAACTGTCGATGTAATCATCGATTCGGTCAAAGTCGTATGGATCTTTTATTTCCTCTTCATCAAAAGCAGATTCGTTGTCGGAATCGATTGGGATATTATTTTCAATGTTATCAATAAAAAGTTGTACTTGATAAAAGTGTGGGTGTGATTTTGTTTTATTTTCCTCATCGATACTTGCTTTAATAGCTTTTAATTGATCATCCGTTTCAATCGGGGTTGTCGTATATTTAGACATTCCATGTCCATTTGGTACTCGGGTAATATAATATATCTTCATAGTTGTTAATTTATACATATTTGTTGTATCATTTTTCAGTTTTTGTGATGTTGTCACGAGTGAAACGAGTGATAACACACCAACTTACGAGAGGCGCCAAAGCGCCGCGAGTCAGTTTTTGATGGGTTAGGACAGACAAAAAAACTGAAAAATATCTACAAAAATCGTAAACCATTACGATTCTATAAATGAACAAAGAATTCTTAATCGCGTGCGAGACTGGTGATGTTGCGACGGTAACAGTGTTGTTATCATCTGGTGTGGATCCATCATGTTGCAAAAATTGGGCTATACAAGTTTCTAGCCTTAAGGGTCATACAGATGTAGTAAAATTGTTACTAGCAGATCCTCGTGTTGATCCATCAGTTCGAAACAATTTTGCTATACGATGGGCTAGTGAAAAGGGACATCTAGAAGTGGTTAAGCTTTTATTGACAGATCCACGTGTAGATCCATCGGCTCTAGATAATTGGGCTTTACAATATGCTAGACAACAAGGTCATACAGCCATAGTTCAAATTCTTACTGAACGTCTATAACAAAAAAACTGAAATAAAAACTAAAAAATCGTAAACCATTACGATTAATTGAAAAAATGTTTTCATGCGTAAATGACAAGATTTCTGGAGTGTTTGTTACGACAGAGCGACCTCTAAACGATGGTGAGATGCCAAAGCATCCTGGTGCGGGGACGGTATACGAGGCGACAAACAAACTAACACCGGTGTTTCAAGATGCATTAGCTTCAGGAGTTGAGATTATTCCCAGTTGGAAGATTGACGGAACGTGTTGCAAGATTGAAAATGGCGTTTATTATCGTAGGCGTGATATTCGCAAGGGATCAGTTGCCCCACCTGGTTCCATTCTCGGTGATGTGGATTCGACGGGTCATGCAAATATCGCCTGGATTCCTCTCAATACATCTAAAAACCCAGAAGACAAATACCATCTTTCGGCGTTTTGCCCAACGTTTAACAAAACACATGTTTGGATTATGAATGCAGACAAGAGTATTTCTCTGATGGCATTGGATAGTATCAAAACAAGTGCTACATTTGAATTGATTGGGCCATGCGTCCAGGACAATCTGTACGAGATTGAAACGGAAGAGGTGAGTGTCATCTTGACGAAAAAGGGCGCAGACAAGGTCGAGAGGGTTCCTCGCCATTACCTTGTTCCACATGGTGCTTTTGTCGCACCGTTGCCGATGAGTATCTTTTCTGAACCTAATCCTCTTGACCTCTTGCGAAAGTTTGTCGAAGAGAATCGCGCCGAGGGTATCGTCTTTCGTTGTGCCGACAAATATTTCAAAGTAAACCAAGGCCATCTCGCCACCCATACCAAAGGAGCCAAGCTGTTGCTGGCTGGTGTAAAGTCTTCTTCTTAAACGACTTTTAGCACCGACTTTGGAATGAGACGAAACATCAACGGATGAAGAGTACAAAAAATGAAAAAATCATAACCAATTATTATGATTATTAAAGATGCCACGAGAGAATATATTGGCTAAACGTGTACCTGTATCGGGAAAGTTGTCACGTTTTATGGGTTTGAAAGATGATATGGCTAGTAGAATGGAAGTTGGTCAATTTATTACCAAGTATATCAAAGATCATGGTTTGAATGATACAGATCACGGAGCAATTATTCATCCTGATGAGATGTTGTCAGATCTCCTTGATTATGAAGAGTATAAAGCAAGAGTTTTAAGAGGAGAACAGACATGGAAAAGACGAGATACAACGACGGGCGAAAAGATACAAGTAGTTGAAACCAATGCACAATTAACCTATTCCGTCGTACAACACCTACTTGCAAAACATTTCAATGTCCTCAACTTTGATCTTGACGGAGCAATCTATAACAAAAACATTATAGAATAAATCCAAATAAACATTTCATTTACAGAAAAACTGAAAAATGTATACAAAAAATTATAGACGAATAGCAAAATGCTTGTAGAAATTGAATATCGTCTTGATATTGACGACTATGCTGCCAATGCACCACAAGGTGGGTTTCAAAGTACAGAGTATCGAAAGGAGATTGTCGATATTTCATTTAGTGATGACGAACTTGATCAAAATCATATGTTTATTTGTCTCGATCGTTTTGAATATTTGAATAGATATGGTGATTGTATCGATTATACTGTCGTTTCTGCAAAATTGCTAGATAAGGAAGCATGCACAAAATACTATGATGACAAACTTGTCAGTCTTGATAAAAATTTGAAACAAATTGAAAAAACACTACACGATACGACACAAATATATGTGAAACAAATCAACAATATCAATGAAGAAATTCGTACTATCAACGAAAAGAAACAACAACTATAAACATACTAGAAAAATACACACCATTTCAATTAATAAAATTGAAAAATGACTCGTGCCACTCGTAAGTTGGTGTCTTTCCGCGACAAGCTCGGAAAGATCACAAAAAACTGAAAATTCGTCACAAAAATAGAAAACAATAACAATGTTGGAAATACATAGGTTGGGTTATATAACGTATGAGGATAGGGTAGTCTGTAATAGGGTGGGAATGACGCCCGAGATTACAAAGATGGTGAATGAAAAGATTACATTGGATCTTGATAATACCTGGACGATTACGAGGTTGTCTCAGGGTATTTTTCTATCTTGGTATTCGATACCTGATGAATCACACCCATTGGCGTGGTATTATGAAAATGGTAGATCTTGGTTTTTGTCAACGCATAACAAACTCGATGGATACCTTTCATTTTGGAAAGGTCAGCCTAATTTTGGTACATTGTTAAAAGATATTAGAACCAGTGGATTAAATACAGAGCTTTCTTGGACATTTTTTCTCTCTTTTGATTCTCCTGGACGGTTTACAGTTTCAACGGTTTGGGATCCGGTATCTGGTATTTTTGTTACGCCAGAATGTTGGCATTGTCCTTCAATTATTATTCCTGAATGGTTGGCAGCAAATATAAATCCTATTGTAGAGATTATTCCAGATAGGATTACGTTTAAAAAGGAAAATATTCGACTAGATTCGGTTTTCGAGTTTAAAAAGCCCCTATACATGCAGATGAATGATTCGTTACTTGTAATTGTTTATTGTGGTAAAGAAATTAGGACATTGAAAATTTTGTCTAAAGAAGATATAAACTATAGAACAATTATTAAACGTACAGAAGACAAGTATGAAGCATATCTTATTGCCTTGTTCAAAAAGGAAGACCTGACGTTGTTTGAGACTAAACATTTTAGTAGATCGGAATTGTACAGGTTTTGGGATTCGTTTAAGAATGCGAAATTACGGTTCTTTAAACAAATGTACGACAAGTCTGAACGAGGTATACATGTTTCCTTTCCAGATAGGTTGTATGTAAGTCTTATGCTTGGTAAGATCCTCGAAAGTAACAAGCCATTTGAAGAAAAGAAGAAAATCGCTTGGGCAGAATTACGAAAATGCGCCAAAGGCTGGAAGATTCAAGCAATCACCGACTTTTACAATGGATACATGAAAGACAATCTAGCCAAGTGAATATGGGGGATTTTAGATAGTCGTAAGCGGTTAGAGCGTACCGACGTACTGACGTAGGAAGACGGAGAACCACATTCTTGTGATGACAAGAATATTAGATATATGTTTGTACTGAGAATAATAGATACATAATAGTAAATACATTTTTGTACTAACAAAAATATGATATATTTCTATTAATTTTTTAAAAAACTAGTATAAATAAAATAAAAAATTCTTTAAATATTTTTTAGCGTGGTAAGTAGAGACTTGTCAACTACTCTTTCCTCGCAACGAAATAAAACTGGCGATGACTCGTGTCCGAGTATAACGGACATTTCACCTTTTAACAAGGCAGTAAATAGAGTACTTTTAAAAAGCGCTATATTTACAAAAACGAACTATCATGGTTCCAAGGTAACTGACACTCGCTTATCATCGAGACCCTATTTTTTGGGTGTATGATATTGAACGTAACAATAACTAAAACGTATCTTGTTTTATGATTATATAAAATATTGGTTATGGTCACACCAATAGAAACAATGTAGCCCTTATTATGGCTTTACTCTACCATAAACAGAGTAGGACTGATAACAGCCTGCCTGCTATCCATAATTGGCTGTTGTATGTAATACACAGCGTGGAGGCTTGTAATGTATTCAAAGTTTTAACGTTATACGCAGACATGTAAATATAAACAGCCCTTGGTAATCGCTCAAGCTCCCGGCAATTCTTGAATAACCTAACAAGTAAAAATAGATACGTTTTAGGCATTTTAGGTAAAAATTCCTTTTTGTGATATACAAATTTTATATTTTTGGGAACCACCAAATTAAAAAAGGTTGTACACTGATATATCTGGGTTAAATATATCGTTGGCATCTCTCAACTATAAGAGATTGTGGCTTTTTAACCACAGTAAAAAGAAAAAGGCTAAACTAGTAGCTTTAAATAATAGTATTGGAAACTGCACCAATTGAAAAAGTGGTATTGGAAATTATACCAATTGAAAAAGTAATCCTTGAAACTGCACCAAGTGAAAAAAAGTGGTATTGGAAATTATACCAATTGAAAAAGTAATCCTTGAAACTAACCAAGTGAAAAAAAGTGGTATTGGCAACTGCACCAATTGAAAAAAGTAGTATTGGCAACTGCACCAATTGAAAAAAAGTAGTACAAGGTATGATATAATTATTAAGTGTGTGATATGATATACTAATATTAAAAATACATAGGATCTCTAGTCGCAATCATCATAAGAAGCCGTTTTACCGTCGCCGTTTTACCACCAGTCGTCAGCAACCACAAGGACCAAGAGATGTAGCGTAATCTCGTGAGTCTGGTGTCATAATTGCTAGTGCTATATCTGTTAAAGTGTAGCATATATTTTGTCAATTGTGACAAAAAGAAGATAAGTTGTTGAATTGTAAATGCCGTTGAAATAAATGTACAAGTGTAGCATATTTTTGTCAATCGTGACAAAATGTTAATATTAAACAACTTTTGTATTATTAAATACAAAAAATAAACCATGATAAAAATATAAATGGGATATTAAAAAATGTTTGAATTTTTATTGTATATTCATATGGCGATATTGTTGGTGGGAGTGATATTCCATAAATTATATACGTCTCAAGACCCAGAGATATTCAATACGTCTGCCCTGTATAAACATGAAACGTGGATAGTCGCCATTATTACTTTTACCCTAGGTTACTATCTTCACAAATGCGCCACTTGTATCATATAATGTTTTGATTGTATATGGGTCCATCTAAACGGAAACGATGTTCGATAAAGAGTTGTACTATTTCTGTATAACCGTTTTGTTTAGCCCACCGTGTAGCCTGATTATTTTCAGCCGATGGATCAACGCGAGGATCCTCTAGTAACAGTCTAACTATTTCTACTTTTCCATAATAGCTAGCCAATTGTAGTGCCCAATTATTGTATTCTGATGGATCTACTGACGTAGGAGGAGATAATAGAGTTGCAACCGTCGTAATATCACCAGTTATACATGCATCTTGGAACGGGTCAGATTTGACCTCGTTCATCATATATGCTTGTATTTACAAGAAATTATTTCAGTTTTTGCGGTCTTTTTACATACTATCATATAATGTTTTTATCATATTCGGGACCATCTAAACGGAAACGATGTTCGGTAAGGATTTCTACTACTTTTGTATGACCTCTTTGTCTAGCACTTTGTATAGCCTGATTATTATTAGCAGATGGATCAACACGAGAATCCTCTAGTAACAATTTTACGGTATCTACATGACCATAATAACTAGCAGTTTGTATAGCCCGATTGTTATTACTGGATGGATCTACGCGAGAATCTGCAAGTAACAATCTTATTACGTTTGCCTGTCCATTTTGACTAGCATATCGTATAGGCAAATTATCTGGATCTGATGGATCAACACGAGGATCTGCAAGTAACAGTTTTGTTATTTCTACGTACCCATTATAGCTAGCACATCTTATAGCCATATTATCGTTAAATGTTGGATCTACCGATGTAGATAATAATAGTGCCTCAACTGCCGTAATATTACCTTTTCTACACTCTTCTATAAACTCATAATTCAACATATTTTATCATTTTCTTGTATTTACAAGAAATTATTTCATTTTTGTGTTATTCATAAAAAGACGATACAGTTTTATTTAGTTTAGTACTCGTCATCATCGTATTGAATGATAAAGTTGTTTGGTTTGCCACCGCCTCGTTTTTGCATTTTAAAGGCTTTGCCAATTTCTAGTTCTTTTGCATATGTCGCCTTGATATAATCGTTGGCTAGGATGGCTGCGTTTGCTTTTGCATCTTGTTCTGTCAATCCAACTGTCTCTGCGATTACCTTGCGAGTAACCGGATTGATTGCCTTGATAGGAACATAACCTGGTTTACGTTTTGTCTGATCAATAATAAACATATCATTGTTTGAAAACTTTTTCGCCGCATCTTTGCGTTGGGCATAGATGTTCTCCCATGCCTCTCGTAATTGAATACCGGGCGCCTTGATCTGATCGATATCTGTAGCATCAAAATCTTGCTCCTTCATAATACCGTTGTTTGTCCATGTATAGAGGATCGCAAGTCCTGGTCCAAACGACGACTCGGAATATTTATCGACGGCAATACTCATCGCAGCAGCCAGACTTTCCACACAATCCTCGACTAGTTTGTCATAAATGTTGTATATTTTACCACCTTGAAAGAAATTAATATCAATCTCGGTAGGAAGACCATCTCTAAACAATATTGCTTGATTAAAAAGGGCAGGAGACAAGAGAATATGTTCAAAAAATCCTTGTTTCTTTCCAAATCGGGCCAGATACTTTTCAGACGCCAACTTTTGAAATGAGAATGTCAAATTGCCAGCCGGTAATCCTGGGTACTTTTCGGTGAGATGTTGGGCGATACAAACATTGATCTGTTTGTCTCCGGTAAATTCCAATTGCTCATAACTAGGTAACGAGTCTATTTCGTTTAGGTTGGCGACAGATTGCAATTCTTCCATAGAAAATTGCATGGATCTAAACTCGTGAATATCTTTGAATGATGAGGAACGAAAAGACTCGTGAGTAAAGGCCTGCTGGAAAAACGGAAAGCCCAGTTTGTAAATCGGCTCCCAAGTCGATTTCTTTAATCCCGCCATCTTCATCTGCCCAAAAATGAAATCTTTAAATGTTGTCATGTTTTATATATTTGCTTATTTTTAAACAAATTTTTCAGTTTTATAAGATTTGTTAATTAGCGTTTTTCACATTCTCAATCGTGTAACGTCTGAAGCAATGAAAGAAATGACTGTTTGACACGGTCTAAAAAGGATGTGTTGTTTTTGATGGGAATTAAACAAGGTTGTTCTTCAACGATTGAATCATCGTCAATAATGCAAGGCTGCTCTTGGACATCTGGATTGGCAAGAAACCATGCTTTCAATGCCGCGTGTCTTTTTTCATCGTTCATTTTTTCTTGTATTGTGATACAAATTGTCGATTTTTGAGTTCAAATTTCAGTTTTTGTTATACGTCTTCTATTTCGTCAACACAAAAGATTTGATGTGGAGATCTAGTGTTACTATTAATAGTTGAATATGGCAATCCGTCTATGAAATAGAGAATAGGGATAATATCGTCCTCATATGTCTTATCATATAGTTTATGTTGTTCTAGCGTTGACATTTCTATTTCTTTATAGGTAACAATTATATCTGCTGTCGGAAAGTCGTTTATTAAATCAAACTTGTCAATTGCTACTTGATTTCTTGTAATATACCTATTTGTCTCTAGATAAAATTCATACGCCATATAGCATACAGATGGAAATTTATTCATATTCATATATGATGTATTACTTTTTCTGTTGTTATTTCAGTTTTTATATTATACTTTTTCATTTTTGCGTATACTTTTTCATTTTTGCGTATACTTACATCATATTTTCATTGTATTTGGGACCGTCGATGCGAAACATATACTCGTCAAATAGGATTTTTATTTGATTGTTAAAATATGATTCTTGGTTACTAATAAGATTACTTAAAGATGGTACCGGCTTGTTAAAGTTGTCATGTTGTAATAAGAGTTGGATTATTTTCAAGTATTTGTCTGCCCTATGTGTATTGATACATATAACAATTAAACAATCTAGTGGTATTACATCTACATAGTCTAATAGAATCTCTACTATTTTAACATAACCAAAATGACATACATAAAACAGCACAAAAGCGTCTTTGTATTTATCTGTAATCCATCTAGGATCAAAATCGTCCCTCGAAACAATTTTTCTGACATTATCTTCTGTACATGACATACAAGCAGTTGTAAAATTAAACTTTAAAACATCTGGATCCATTGTAATAATTCTAATATATCTGATATATTATTTCATTTTTGCTTATTTAGATTATATTTCATTATATTTGGGACCGTCGAGACGAAACATATATTCGTCAAATAGGATTTTTAGTTGTTTTTCAAAATCATTAAGTTCGTCTAAATCTGGGGTATAATATACAACTTTGTCAAATTTACCATGTTTCAATAATAGTTCTGCCGTCTTTAAAAAGTCATTATCTCTTTTATCAGATGCGGGCATACACGCGGTTTGGAAACAATAGATTGGTATTACGTCTACATATTTCAATAAAAGTTCTACTATCTCTGGGTGTCCACACATACAAGCAGAATATAGAGGCGAATAATACCCATCGGCTTTATGAATACACCATTGTGGATCAAAATCTGCCGATGACATTATTCTCTGTAGATCTTGTATATCACGATTTGCACAACTCGACATAAAGTCGAAAAATTTTCTTATATTTTTCATATAATATTTCTTAATTTTTTAATTTTTTATTTCAGTTTTTTGAGAAGATGAGCCATTTATATACGTGATGGTGCCACTGAAAAAGCGTTGAACGGTAGGTTCGGTAGGTCGAACGCGAGTTGAATTTGTAGAGGGATAGTTGAAAGAGTAGTTTGTTGTAGAGATTTCATCCCATCGACAAGGATGACGATTGACAGAAAAGATTGCACCAATAATACCATCTTTGCTGTCGTTTTTCAACGGAGTTCCAACTCGTACTACCGAATAAGTTACAACGATTTTCGTCTCTGAATCCACACTCGCAGCCTCTTTGTAAAAACATATATCTGTATTCTTTTCATACATGCCATTATTATCAATGCGGTATCCTACATAGAAAATCCTCGGCAACTTTTCTGTAATCATTTCATTATTAAAAAATAATGATATCAAATTCAGTTTTTTGGGACTTTTACTCGCGTACCGACGTAGGAGGACGCGAGTAAATAGTCCTAACCGGTTCGAGCGTACAGCGAGAACCATTTTTATCCAATTATGTTTTCGTTATAGATAGGGCCGTCTAAACGAAAGAGGTATTCGTCGACAAGAGGTTTGGCTCGTTTCATAAATTTCTTATATTGCTTTGTAAATGTGTCGTTTTTGTCGGTAAAATCGCTGTATAATTGCATTTTTCTAATATCATCGTTGAATTTTCCATGAGCAAGAAATAATTTTAATATTTCTATATTCATCTCATGGAAATCGATATATTCAATGTCAATATTATCAACATATTGTAATAAATATTGTATCAACCCTATACTTTTTGAATCACACGCCTCTCCTAATGCACTAGGACCATATAGATTATCAGTTATCCATTCAGTTTTGAAATTTTCATCATGAGTTATTTGATACTTGATTTCTTTCAAATTTCCTTTACTGCAATAATAAAAAAATCGTGAATAATCCATTGTTTTCTAGTATAAATATTTTAACATTTATATTCAGTTTTGTACTATTTATATCTACTCTGGGACTGGTCGGTCGAGTTTGTATTTAGTGCCGTCGGCGAGTAGGAGACGTTCTACTTTTTGTCCGGTATTATCACGGATCTTTACTACGATGCCATCTGAAACGGTAACAACTCCTTCCTCAAATTCCAATTTGCGCTCGCCATCCCATTTCCCCTTGTATCCCTTGTCATGTCGTGATACCTCTTTTTCCTCTACCAATCGTTCTATCTTGTCCTGGCGATCTTTTACACCTTTTTTAGTTGTACTCGATTTATCACTTTTAACGACGACAGATGCTATTTTCTTATCATCCTGTTCTTTATTTACAGTATCACCTTCTGGTTCGTCTGGCACAGCCTTCATGCCGGCAATGTCTTCCGTTACAATCGGGGCGGTATTTAAGCGTTGAATATCAACAAGGTTTATTTTGTGTGGGATAATGTTTTTAGAATGGGGAAGATCACCATCTGAATTTCCCGTAATTGTAGAATCGCAAAACCAGGGCGGATATTCAAGAGTTCCCATGGGTTTTGACATTGAATACCTAAACAAGTTGTTTAAAATATAGAGGACTTGCGCTTGCGCTTCCGAAGTCATATGAGAATTGTACCGGAAGAAATACCCTTTTGTAAAATCTGTAAGGTCTGCCTTTGCTTGAATTTGTGTCTTGTTAATATAAAACCATTGATCTAGTAAGAGGCTAGTATTGTTACAGAATGAATTATTCAATGCCCAAATTCCGGCCAGGATATCATAGTTTGGTACAAAACGAGTAAATTCCAGTTGTCTATAGAGAAATTGAAGAGAAAACCATTGTGTATCATATTCTCTTACTATCTTTTCTTGCCCATTGCCTGCGTAACCTCCGGGAAGGTCTGTTTTTCTATCTTTTTGAAATGATTCTTCTGCCTTCGCCCAATGAAGGGTTTTTTCATAAAAGGTAGACTTTGAAAAAGCAGAGATGAAAATTAGATTGAGATAATCGGGATCGGCAATCCATGTTCCAGATGTTTCCTTCAGATCGGCAAGTCCGTCGAGGAATAGTGTCATTCCGGCTAACATCTTCTCACGTGCTTTATTGATAGATTTTATATCGTCATTGTTGGATTTGGTATTTTGCCACTTGTGAAAGGCTTTTTCGTTGGCAAAGTATTTTTGGGAATTAGAGTCTAACTCTTTTGTAATCTTTTCATTATACTTTTGAGCCTTGTTCCACGCATCTATTCGCTTTTTAATCGCAGCCTCTTCCATATCAAAACCATGTTCCACATTGTAATTTTTAGACATGTCTCGCTGTTATAATTTTTCAAATTGTTATAATATATTTCAATTTTATTTTTCAGCGGATAAAAATATTTAAAATATTTTTGTAATTATTTTTTAGCGGATATTTTTTTGGAAAATTTATGGGTATTCTAATTGAGATAAAAGTCGTATTTCAAATTAGAAATATAGATTTCTTAAAAAAAGTTGGTGTCTTTATATAGGAAAAAACAACGATTTCTATACATTTCTCAGATTTATTAGAGACTCTATTTATATTTGAGAAAATAGATAAATCTTAAAATTTCATGGGTGTTGACACCAACTTTTTTAACAATTTTATGTTGTTCTATTTTTAAATAGAAATCTATCTAACGTAATCATCATAATATATTTTGGTTATAAAGGCTACTATCGAGACCATAGAGGTAATCGACCAATAGAGATTTGGTCTTTCTGGAACGACTAATTTCCATATATTTATCAATTTGACCAAGTTCAATAGAAATTCTCTTGTTTTCAAATAGTAATTTTTGTACATCATCTATATTGTCAGAATTTAGTATATCTTGAATTATCCATTCTTCATCAATTATAAAATTAGTCTCGGTTATCAATAATCGTATAATATCTATATGTTTTTTCGAGATTATCACAACAAACTGTATTTTATCCTCTTCAATTTTTGGTAAGAACAATTTAACAATATCTACATGTCCATTACTACAGGCATGAAAGAAACCCTCTTTCAACTCATAATCTTTCATTGTTCCTATCAACTTGGCAACCGTGGCAACAATTCCAGTTTTACAAGCCCACAAAAACGTGCCATATCTACCCATTTTTCTAAAAATACCAGATATTCTATCGAGAAATTTCATTTTTATTGTAGATACTGAATAAGATGTTTATAAAAGGTATTATTGATCAAGAGATATTGTTTACGATCGAGCATCTGTTTAGAGCGCATATAGTCGATGAGGTCTTTTGGGGTATGCCAGTAGAGATGTCTATTTGGAGTGGTATGCCAGAGGATGGCGGCTGTAACGAGAGCCGAACGGTTTATCCCGGCAGAACAGTGGATGAGGATATCACCGGAATTGCCACGTTTTTTGACATAATTGACGATCCGCGGTAAAAAGGTTGGATCTGGAACTTTTTCAATATCTTCAATTGGCGCCCATAGATAATCAATCCCATTTAGGACATAAAATTGTTTCATTCCTTCAGACGCCGGAGAATCAATCGATGTATTTATTACCAATTTAATATTTGGATTTTTCTTAAACGTATCCGGATTTTGAGCATAGGGAGCATCGGATAAATAAATCCTTGGCATCCCAGGTATAATCCTCATTGTCGTCTTGCTCATATTCTGTTATATGAGTGTTTTTTGTTATTTCGAAATTTATTGTGTATTGTTATGAAACATCATATTTTGAAGGTCTGTAATAATTGTAACAAGGTTTTTGATAGTCGTATTTTGTTGCATGACAATATCTGTTAGATCCTTGTGATAATCATACAAGGTTTGTATCTGCTCCTGTTGGTGCACAGATTGTATTTTTAATATCTCGTGGTCATTTTGTAATTGGGTATGGTCGTTTTGTAGTGTGCTATGTTTTTCTGATAATTGGGTGTGTTGGATAACTAGTTCTTTGTGTTGTAAAGAGAGACCCTTGAGAGCGGCAAGTGTTATACCGTCGAGATCCATGGTATCTATCATGAGTGGGTTTTTGTCTGAAGGAAAACGAGAGTGCCAGTCTTGGGCGGTAGGACCACGGCATATATTAGTAGGCGGATTAAATTTGTAATTGTATGCGTATATTGGCATGGTGTCTATTTTATCTAAAACATCTATGTAGTTTAACTCGCCATGTAGGTCTTTTGTATTGACGTCTGATAGCGAGTTCCAAGATGTACCTCCTTGAACGAGTTGAACACCGGCAGTAGAATTGTTGGTACGACCAGTAGCCGTAAAAATCGTAAAGACTGGAGCACCCGCAGAAGTACCTGCACCACCACATCCAAACCAAACTGAATTTGGAGATGCCAATGCTGCATTTGGTCCAGAATAGCCAGACGTACCCATACCAGAGGCATCACCCCAGACAAATCTATTATTGACTGCACCATCATTACTATTTGTACCAGAGACAAACCCGGCCGTACCAGCGGCTATGTTTAATAAGCCGCCTGGAACAAATGATTGCGGCCCAGAAGTAGTGTTACGAAGACCTCCGACAATTGCAGACAAATTACCAGATGCCGTATTACCTTGTGATGCAGTAGTTGAACCTCCTCCAACAACTACCGACAAGTTACCAGACGCTGTATTACGTGCTCCACCTCCAACATAAGACTGTAAACCCGTCGCACCGTTAGACGTTCCACCTCCTACATGTGCTTGTGGTCCTGTTGCTACATTTGAAAGACCACCAACTACTATATCGTATTGAAAGTTTGCTGTATTTGTTTGACCTCCGCCAACAAAACTTGAACCTCCTGTGGCGATATTTGTATTTCCACCGACAACAATATCAAAGGATAGTCCCGCTGTATTAGATGTTCCACCACCAATAAAACTTTGTGGTCCAGTTGCACCGTTGCTATTACCGCCTACGACTACAGATAAACTACCACTTGCATTATTTCCATTTACGGCGAAATTACCACCTCCACCACCAACAAATGACTGTGGCCCAGATGCAGTATTTGCACCTCCACCAACAACGATTGAACGATCGCCATTAGCAGTATTACCTGCTCCTCCGCCAACAAAACTTGACCCTCCTGTGGCGATATTTGTATTTCCACCTACGACTATATCAAATGATAGTCCCGCTTTATTAGATGTTCCACCACCAATAAAACTTTGAGGGCCAGTTGCACCGTTGCTATTACCGCCTACGACTACAGATAAACTACCACTTGCATTATTTCCATTTACGGCGAAATTACCACCTCCACCACCAACAAAAGATTGTGGCCCTAATGCTGTATTATGTCCTCCTCCAACAACAACTGAACGATCGCCATTAGCAGTATTACCTGCTCCTCCGCCAACAAAACTTGTTCCTCCTGTAGCGATATTTGTATTACCACCTACGACTATATCATAACTTTGTTTTGCTTTATTTCCAAAACCACCTCCAATAAATGTTAAACTAGAAGATGCTGTATTACTAGAACCGCCACCAACATAAGACTGTAAACCTGTAGCACCGTTGAGAGCGCCACCGCCTACAAACGCTTGCGGTCCAGTTGTTAGATTGAAATAACCTCCAACAATAGTGTCGTTAGCAAGACTAGCTGTGTTTCCTTGACCACCGCCAACAAATGTCTGGGGTGCCACTGCGTTATTTGTTTCACCACCTCCGACAAATGATTGTGGACCAGATGCTGTATTTGCATGTCCTCCCACAACTGCAGCATATCGACCAGTTGCGCCATTACCGGAACCTCCTCCAACAAACGCCTGAGGACCGCTAGATGTATTGCTCGTTCCGCCAACTACAACATCTGCAGTCAAAAGGGCACTATTATTAATACCCATGGCAACCGAACCGGCACCTCGGTTCGCAAGATTCCACTGTGTTCCAGAAACTATACCAGCACGAAATGCACCTGTTGATCCCAACACGTCTAACATGATTCTAGTACCAGCGCCTTCAGAGGATTGTGTTGGTAATGGTGCTATAAAATTACTAGGTGACAGAGCACCTGGAAAAGAAGCATTTGGCCGTAATGTATTTGCAGCCGTTGTTGGATCTGCTGCATATTGCCATAGTTGAACTCCTACGCCTGTCGCGCCAATTGGCCCGGTTACACCTGGCGTTCCTGTAGCTCCCTGCGGTCCAGTTGAACCTGTCACACCAATCATACCTTGTGGCCCAGTACTACCCACAGCTTCAACCAAAAGCCAAGATTGAACAAAAGGGTCCCAGATGGAAAGACTATTGCTTACCTGTTCAAAACCGGCTGCTGGAATTGCAATATTAAGTGGCGGGTTTTCAGAGCCTGTAAAACCAATACCTGTTACACCAATCAAAATATTATTTGTTTCAATTTGTAATTTAGCAGAACCCTGAGTTGCATCTAGATAGACTGAACCACCAGTCCAAAACTGCAAATTCGACCCCATTTCAAGAATCGCTTGCCCTGTTAGAATGGAAGTAAGATCCCCTGGATTGCCGAGGTACGACTGTACCGTTATAGTCTCTTCTACAGGCTTATTATAATACGAAGAATACGTTTTACAAGGACATGTCAAACTACAAACATGTGATGACATTTTTATATTCTTTTTCAAAAAAGATTTGTTTATTTTTTATATTATCTGATACACATCAACAAAAATAATATCTCTATTTCTTAAATAAGATATCCGAAAGAACAAGACGGTTGTTAAAGGTGATTTCTACTTTCTTAACCAATGGAAATTTAAAGAGCAAGTCTGCAGATCCTTCATAATCTGGGACTTCTTTTCCGCCTACAAAGTCGTTTTTGCTATTTTTTACATTGCGTCCAAACATAAAACTCTTTGCCGGTAGATCAACGTCATCGACTGTGACTGTCATCTTATCTCTGAGGGCCATTACACTAAATTGGATATTATACAGATCGTCTTGGAATGTGATGACGAGTTTGCTTCCACGCGCTCCAGTTACGACCAATCCGCGATTATCTGAAACGATGTGTGCAATACGACCTACAAACGAATTGCTAAGATTGAAACCAGAGATTTTCTCTCCCGAGATAACCAATGGAGCAGTTCCGTAGAAATTTGAAACATTCCAAACGTGACGCTTCCAACCCTTCCAATCTTGGACAAATGGATCATCTTCAAATGGAACCTCTACAATTCTAGGCTTGAGAAGTTCCTTGTCTCGTGGGGTTAGAATTTGGCTCATGGTAGTCATGACGCTAGTATCTTTTTCCGGAGCTTGACTATTTCCATACGTTGGGTTATTTTTTGTAAAACAAGGACATTTCAATCCCAGTTTACCATGCAATACCGGATTACACATCATTTTTTATTTACATTTTTCTCTTTTACTATTTTATAAACAATATTTGTCATGCGATAATTATACGTTCAACAACAACAGGAGTTGAAACAGTAGGTGAAAAGAAAAACATATTTACAATTCCGATTACTGTAATCGTTATCAAAATTGCACAATAAATGTCACTCTGATTAGAAGTTGCACCCGAGCCAATAGAAATACTTGAATTGTTGCTGTTAATATTATCATTGGCACCGTATCCAATTCTAATACTTGAATTATTGCCGTTATTAGCACCGTATGGAATTTTTATATTTTCTTGCTTGTCCATTTCAATGGCTATTTTATTTAAAGCGTTTTTTATTTCCATCACGATAGATATAGTACTTGTTTATCAAGATGTTTCATTTATATAGTAAAGGACTTGACAATCGGGTTGCAGAGAGAGAAATGGTGTATCTCCCATAATGGCTGCCCAATGAGAAAAACCGCTATAATTAAATTGAACTATCTTTGCTGAATTGGCAAGGATATAAAACTCGGCAATCGTATCTATATAACCTGCATTATTTCGTGCAATATCTGGCCTTATCGACGTATGTTGTATTTTATTTTCCAGTATTTTTATATTTTCTTTTATCTTTTCTTTCATCATCTTTTTAAATTTGTCATTATCCGCGTGAATTACTATTGGCAAGGGCGATTTTAGATTGTCTATCTGGGATAGGATAGACAACACATATTCATTGGTTAGTTTTTTGATACGTTTATCTCCTTTGCAGTAGATAAATTTGCTATCTGTATAGAAATCGCCACAACGAATATGCACAGATATATAGCTATTGTCAACAAGATTATATTGTTCTTGCAATTGCGCGATTCGATTAGATACGACAGTAGATGGTTTCAATAACCCTCTAAATTCAGGTAAGACGTCTAATATCTCTCGCCAAGCGACGAAACCGATGGAATTGCTAGTAATGCGATAGTGTGTATTCTTATTCTCTAATATCACATTATAGATTGCATTGAGGGAATTATCTTTTGCATCTACAAAACCGTTTATAAAATGAAGATTGACAACTGGCCCATTTAAATATCTATTTTTCTCATAGATAAAACAGCATTCCATTCCAGGAACTGATGAAAAATCAAAATAAAATGGTATATTATTCTTCTTTGCAAACACATAAAACGACACAGCCGCCCGTAACATATCCCCAATCCCACCCGACTGATACATAGGATATATTGTCAGGGACATTGTTTATATACAAAAAAATGATAATATTATACAGAATTCTCAAATATATTGCTACAATATGAGTAGAAACGATTTTAACAAGGCATGTGAAAATGGTGATATTGAAACGGTAACAAAATTACTAGATGATTTTGATCCATCTTTTCTACAAAATTATGCAATACGATTGGCTAGCAGAAATGGACATGTTGATATAGTAAGATTGTTATTAGAGGATTCTCGAGTCGATCCTTCGTCAGTAGATAATGATGCAATACGCTATGCTAGTCGTCAGGGACACGCAGACGTAGTACGAGTGTTACTGTTGGATCCTCGTGTAGATCCAACAGATAAAGATAATTATGCTATACGACATGCTAGCCGATTTGGACATATCGAGGTAGTACGATTATTATTACAGGATCCTCGCGTAAAATCGACCGTCTTTTATGAACAGGCTATACAAAATGCTGATAAAAATGGTTATACAGAAATAGTAGATCTTCTTACCCAACATCAATTCCGCCTCGACGGACCTGAATACAACAAAAACATATTGTAAAATACAACCATATAAAATATACTATAATGAAATAATATTACAAAAATGACGAGGGTATTATATGGAGTAGAGAATGATTTTCGTGATGTGACGGAACAGGCTTTGCGATTGTGTGAAAGTGGCAATGGGATTCTTATGATTCCCTCTGAAGACGAACAACGTGCTGAACTATTTGGCGATTTTCATTACGGTAAACAAAAGACTATTGTTGCCCTATTTGGGAATAATGGAAACAACACCACAAATACTAACCAGGGAATCGTATACAATGCCGGGCAGCCGGCGTTTATTCCGCTCGATAATATATTACAAGAAAAAATCAAGACTATTTTCCCTATTGGTAATCCAGAGACATATCTTCAAAAAATCCACTCTAAATTGACCTTTACGGGTGATATTAAAGATGAATATCCAGAACAACTAATGGCTGTGTCGTTTATAAAGCCGACTGATAAAGTACTCGAACTTGGAGCAAACATTGGTAGAAACACATGTGTAATCGCGTCAATCCTAGAAGATAGTGCCAACCTTACTACCCTCGAGACAGACAGTATAGAAGCCCTCTCGAAAAATAGAAATGCAAACAATTTTAGCTTCAAGATTATCAATGCAGCCCTGTCGAAACGCAAACTCTTCCAACGCAACTGGATCACCGTCTCTGCAGACACGGCTCCTGGTCCAGATTGGTTTGCAGTCCAAACTGTATCGTATCAAGATATCCTCTCAACATCCAACAACCCTACTATTCCTTTCGATGTCTTGGTTGCAGATTGTGAAGGAGCACTCTATTATATCGTTTACGACTTTCCAGAGATGTTTTCATTTGATAAAAACAGCGGTCTCAAAACAATTATCGTAGAGAATGATTATGGTAGTATGGAACAAAAGATTTTCGTTGATCATATTTTCCGTCTAAACGGATTCAACCTCGTCTATAATAAACCCGGCGGCGTCCCCTATTCATGGCTCCCATGCAAAGGTATCTGCTTTTACCAAGTATGGCAGCGATAGAAAGACAGAAATAATGATATAAAATATTACACTTGCACAAAATGAAAAAGAATTTTATTAAAGATAATAAAACCGCTAAAACATGATAAATTTGTTTGTGTATGATGATAGTTTGCGTGTGGTGTATGTTTCGATAACAAACAAGAAAGACGAAATACCGGCGGATTATATAGAGACCAAAACATCAGATAGGAAAACTGTATATTCTAAAAAGGGGTTCCTTGATATAATCCTTTTCCATGAGGTTGACGATCTGGAAGCATTGGCAACATTTCTACGGTCAAAACTAAACCAAGATATGCTAGTTGTTCAATATTACAATAATTCATTTTGGCACTTAATATACTATAGACTAATAAAATGGATACCCCTTTCCCTGATGAAACGACTATGGTGGTAGATGATACACTAACAGATATTACCGTTACACCAACGGACCAACAACAGGTAGAAACTATACCAGTAAAAATAACCTACGAGGACTATGGTTCAAAAGATACGTATTTTGAGCGATTGATAATCAGAGTGCTTGTCGAGACTTGTAATCTTGGTGACGAATTAAATAATGTTACCACACGTGAGGATTATCATAAAACCACTATGTTGGGTGATTCCTTTGATTATTTTTATGATACGTTTTATAGAGAGATTTTCGAGGCGTTTGAGATTAAAAATATGACAGGATGTGAAATAAGCCATATTAAAGAGGTGATACAAGCAGCCATATCAGACATCCAAGAATATGGGCCATCTACCGTATTTTTCAATATGAAACATGATCCCGAAGTAGAACATATTGCTTTTATGTACATCCTCTCTACAATCACTGGTTCTATTCAAAAATATAGAGAAATGCAAGAAATCATAAACAAATCTGTTATAAACGACAATGTATGTATCTTTAATATCGATGACGTTGGTATGGTAGATCAGATTGTAAAGGAGATTGACAAATCTGGTTCGAGAATTAAAAGTTTTCAATGGTATGTATTTTCAGGATTACAAAATAACCACGCTGTGTATAATAAAAAAGAGGGCGTACTTGTATATAATATTCAAGACCCACATACTTTTATCGGAAATGGAATACGAGAAGGACGATTTTACCAAGCCGCTACACTTACTTCCATCGGCCTCCTCGGTCTCGTCGGCTATTTCCTCTATAAAAGATATAACTAAAACTGAAATAATTTCTTGTAATTAGAAGAAAATATAATGGATAAAAAATTTTTAAAAGCGTGTGCAACGGGTGATATTAAAACGGTAGAATCGTTGTTAAATTGTGTATATGCATCTGTTCATAATAATGCGGCTATAAGAATTGCTAGTGCAAATGGAGATGTAAAAATGGTAAAACTCTTACTAACAAATTCGCGTGTAGATCCAACTGTCATTGAGAACCAGGCTATAAGATGGGCTAGTCAATATGGACACACGGAAGTAGTACGAGTTTTACTAGAGGATCCTCGTGTAGACCCATCAGATAAAAAACAATATGCGATATCATTTGCATCCAAAAATGGACGTCTAGATGTAGTAAAAATCTTACTAGAAGATCCTCGTGTTTTTCCTGGTAAAATGAATCTTGCACTATTATGGTCTAGCAGAGAAAAACACATGGAAATAGTTAAACTCTTACTAGAAGACCATCGTTTTAACACTATCAATATCGACCACGCTATACGATGGGCTAAACGTGATAATAATTTAAAAGTATTTCAACTCCTTACTGAACATCTTTTCCGCCTAGACGGATCTGAATACAATAAAAATATTATCTAAAATTGAAATTATCACATGAAAATACCGACATAGGAGAAATATATATGACATCGAGAACAATAATCCAGCAGTTTTTAGATGCGTGTGATAATAACGATATGGTTGTTGTTAGAAAGTTGATTACTTACGTTGATCCTGCATGTAATGACAACTTAGCTATAGAATGGGCATGCGAAAATGGTTATCTAGAATTAACCAGATTCTTATTGTCTTTTCCATCTGTTGATCCTTCTACTGATAATAATAGACCTATACGAATTGCAAGTCGTTTTGGACATACAGAAGTAGTACGTTTATTACTAACTGATCAACGTGTCGATCCATCGGCAAAAAATAATCAAGCACTAGAATGGGCAAAGTTATACAACCAACCAGCAGTAGTTGACCTTCTTACCGAATATCAATTCCGTCTAGATGGACCTGAATACACTCGTGGGATTTTGTGAAACAAACAAAAATATAATATAACAAAATTACACAAAAATTTTTATATTGGTTATATAAAAAAAATGTACGAACGTGAATTATTGATTGGATTAATAATATTTGTCGTGATTGGTTTTGTTGTTTATTTAATGATGCCCAAGGTACCCAAAGCGGGTAATGCCGTCGTCGGTACACCTATTCAAGGATATGGAATTGGCCTTCGTTCAAATACCCCTATGGATATTATAAATGGCACATCGTCTATCCAGGAAGCGCAATACCTCGGCGGCTATGCCCCACCATCAGGAACAATCTATGGATCAAACGCTGAAATGTATCCACAACCAAATCTCTACCCCGTAAACTATTACGTCAACACAGGCACCGCAGAACCCTGGTACGTCTCTGGCAGCTTTTGGCAACCACAAAAACCATTTGGTATTTAAAAGAAAAATAATAGAAAAAATTTATAGATTTATACAAAAAATTTATTTTGATAAAAATAAATGGAGTCTTTGATTATTGTGATATTATTATTGGTCGTGATGGGGTTGGGATTTTATGCGTTTTATACAATGTTTATTATGCCCAAAAAGCAAAATGATACAGTGTATGTGGCTGGAGCAGATACTAATTACCTCCCTGGAAATGGTTGGTGGCCTTGGATGACAGGTTGGTATGGCGGCCCGTATTACGGAACTGGCTACTACGGCAACTGGAACGGCTGGCAAGGCGGATGGGGTACACATGGCGGTCGCAGCGGAGGTGGTGGATGGGGAGGTGGCGGAACTCACGGTGGAGGAGGTCATAGATAAAAAATTTCATTTTAGCATAAATGAAAAAATATATTTAATCCGAAAATTCTTCTTCACTACTTTCTTTCGGAGACGGGTTATTATCAGTTTCCAACGTAACTAGGTGTGTAACCTCTTTGACTGGAGAATTAACAACTGGCACGGTTTCTTTAACAATCGCTACGGGTTTCGGACTAGCAGTTTTCTTTTTTGAAGCAGAATTCTTATCTACTTCTTCTTCAACTTCTTTAATAACCTGTTTCTTTTTCTTTTTAACAATGACCACTTCTTCTTCAGACGAATCTGATTGCTCTACGACAACCACCTTTTTCTTCTTTTTGGGTTTCTCAACGGTTAATTTCTTTTTAACAACGGGTACCTTGTCATCCACGTCTTCATCGCTATCATGTTGTTTATTTTTCTGCAACAACATGGCTGCTGCCGGTATAGAGGTCTGTTGTTTAGCAGCGACAGTCGTAACTCCAGATCGTTTATCCCAGAGTTGAGAAAACATTGCAAAATATGAGAGATTATTTGCCAAGACGTTTTTTATATTGACTTCACGGACAAAGTTGTCTATGCTGTGTTTTTGGATAGGACTTTCTTCTGCCATGATAAGGAGCGCATCTCGATACTGTTTTCCGCCTATCCGAGTTGTCTCTTCACAAATCTGCTCTACCGCATACGGATACAATGGAAACATTTGACGAAAATATGCACGCGCCCTCGTTTCTTCATACGGCAATTTCGATATCGACATTTTTCACTTGTTTTTCATTTATGATGGTTATTATTACAACGAAATTTTTTTTATTCTCAAGGCGGTTATAATATATTTTTGTTATATTCTGGTCCGTCGAGTCGGTATATATATTCAGTAAGAAGATTGACTACTTCTGTATGACCGTTTAGTTTGGCCAATCGTATAGCATCATTATCGTGAGCCGACGGATCTACACGTGGATCAGTTAGTAAAAGTCTTACTATTTCTATGTGTCCAAATTGACTAGCCCATCGTATAGCCAAATTGTCGTTAGTAATTGGATTTACACGAGGATCGGCTAACAACAGTCGCACGATTTCCAAATGACCATATTTGCTAGCAAGTTGTATAGCCCAATTACCATCCGCAGATGGATCTATCGACGTAGGTGGATCAAGAAACCGTTTACCTCGTCTATATTACCATCTCTACAGGCATTATAAATTGTATTCATATATTCCATTCATTAAAAATAATAAATATATTTCAGTTTTGTGATGTTTCCTCGAACACCGACGTAAGGAGGATGGTGAGAGGAAACACACCAACTTACGAGCGTTAAGCGAGTTATTTTTTACAATGTTTTGAATAGCAAGACGGTGAATACATTTAGTGTGTGGTCAGAAGTCCAGGTGATAAAGTTGCGGGTAAAGGTATCATTGACGCGAAGATAAGGGACATCTTTACCATATAAACCCCCTTTTGGAAAGACCATCTTACCTACGATTGAAAATCTGTCTCTGTCATACATGATATTGTCTACATTTGTCCATGAAGCATCTTCTTTTGTCGTTTTCACATATCCCATGTTATCAACCACGTACCTAGAGTAGGAAGTTGAAACAGACCCGATATTTTCTAGATTAAAATGGCTACTAGATAAAAATTCTTTAAAATTGTCAAAATCGTATATTTCGTCTGTAGATTGATTAAAATCACCTACGATGATCGTTTCTTTGTCTGCTAGATTTTTTAATATTTCTGTTCGTTCATCGGTTTTATTAGGATCTCCGGTTAGATGGATGTTGACAATTGATATTTTCATTCCATTTACGAGTTGCAATATACAACCCATCGTTTTGTTAAATTTGGTTTTAAAAGGTAGAATTTTCCTTGGAGATTCGTTTACAATTTCTTTATTTACGAGGGTCATGAGACCTTGTTTATCGTCGTAGACAATATAATAATTCATTATCCATCTACGGACATCGCTATCTTTTCCATTGTCTTCATTTTGTACAAGATGGTAAAAATCGGGGGTGGCCTCTTGAAGGCATAAAACATCAAAATATTTTGTAGACAACATCTTTAGTGACATTTGATATCGTTTTTTCCAATCATTTGGCTTTTCACCGGCTTCTGGTCCTCTTACATAACCCGATTTATCTGGTAAGGAATAGTTGCTAGAATAATTTGACATTACATTGAATGATCCAATCACCAATGTATCTATTAAATTCATCTGTAATATACTCAGAATATTTGACAAATCATAGGCATTCATTTTTTACTCTTTTTTATTTTTTGTGAATGATTTTTTCAGTTTTGTTTTTCTTTCTTTTATATAAATGGGACGCCATCGTAAAGATACTTTTTATGTAAACGCCGATACAGATATTATACCAGCAGAATATAAAAAAGTCGTTATTAACAAAAAAGTAAAAGTTTGCCCGGATTTCCCATATTCAGTAGAGGAAATAGAATGTTTAGATAATAAACATATTACAACTCTAACTGAATTACCGCCAAATCTTAGAATATTGGATTGGAGACATAGTAATCTTACAAGTCTCTCAGATTTACCTGAATCTCTCGAGAGATTAATTGTCATTTATAATAAATTAACCGAATTGCCCTTGTTACCAGACAATTTACAATTACTACGATGTGCCCATAATTTACTTACAGAGATACCACCACTTCCAGATACTCTCATAGAATTAAACTGTTCACATAATTCTCTTACAGAATTACCCACATTACCACGTTATTTAAGATGGCTATATTGTCAAAATAATAATATTACTAAATTACCTTTATTGCCTTTTTATACCAATGCTACAAGTGATTTCGGTGATGTCATTCATATCCAATTAGAACAGTATAATACCAAGGCGCGGGAGATGGGGTTACCAACTCGTACTAGTCTTACTAGCGCAGAAGAATATAACAGTGTTGTGTTTCATGATACTGGCAAGCAAGTGAGTAGAATGGTAGATGTTGGAAATGTTTTATTGTCTGCCGGTTTGCCGCCACTTGTTGTAGCAGAAATTGTAGACAAGGAGAATCCCTCTGTATCAGCTTTCTATGTTGAGCAAATAAACGGCCTAATGGAATCCCTTAATCAACAACGCAACAGTATCATACGCTCTCGTACATCACGTCATAATAACAATGAGGACGACGATGGTGATGAAATAACGATTCCAATATCGAGATACAAAATGAAAACAAAAGCACATACAAATATAAAAAGCGCACGCGGTGTCTTACCAGAAACGTCCTTCAAATAATATTTTTCATATAATTCCAATATATGAAAAACATCCCTATTTAGCAAACTCCACTACGTCATCGAAAAAGCCTTCGTTTGAATTGTGGTCGATGATGAAAACCGAGACGTCTTTTGTGATACTTTTTAAGCAGGCATAGATTTCTAGCAACACACCTTTATCGAGGTTCTGTAAAATCTCGTCCAGGAAAAGATATGTGCTTCCTTGTAATCGATTCATTGCAAGAATAAAAGATAGGTTAATTTTGATAAGTTCACCTTGAGAAAAATCGGTTATGATATATTTCTTATCATTATAGTTTAAATCTATATTTACAAGACTGTATTCTACTTTGGTTTGTGTTTCCTTGACATTTGTCATCCTGACAGAGATAGTTTCGTCAAAGAATTTACTTAGAAATTCCTCTGCATAGCCATTGATAGTATTTATAATACTTTCAAGACTCATCGACGCAGATTCTTTTTGTATGACTTGTAATCGTTTTAAAGCAATTTGTTTATCTGCCATTTCTTTATCACGTTGATCGACCTTGTCTAATTTCTTTTTAAGATCTTTATAATCCCTATAGTCCCGGTATTTAGATTCGGCATCGCGCATTTCATCACATTCTCTATCTAAAGAAGCTATTTCTTTTGCTAGTTGCTCCATTTTCTCCCTAGTTGGCGTTTTAGATGTTGAAATTTGTGTTAGGATATTGCGCTCATCTTCATCTGGATATGTAGCAATTTCTTGTATGAGCGTTTCTACTCGCTCTTCTAGATATTCTATCGTATATTTTTCTTTATATCCGGCTGGGATAGAAAGTTTTTCTCCAAAAGACTTTTTCAGAGAGACTAAATGCGCAGGTAACACCTGGTCTTGAATCTGTCTTTCTAATTGCTGAATACGGGTATTGGTCTTGTTGACATATTCCCATTTTTTTACTGCTTCTGGATCATAATCATACTTTATTGTCTTTAGTCTTCCTAACCACATCGATTTTTTAGTTAGGTCACCAGAGACAGTTTGAATTATTTCCTCTGTATGTTTTTTGATACTAGACCAAAGAATAATTTTACTATTTTTGATAGCGACTTCAGCGTTACAAGAAGGGCATGGTTGTTTAGTATGAGATACGAGATTCTCTAAGCGTTGTTTTTCATTTTTTTCCTTTTGTTCTTGGATACATTTTTCTATTTCGGTTATTGTTGATGTTATTTCGTCAACACACATATTCCAATACGGATTACCTTCATCTTTTTCATCTTGTCGTGTCATATTTGCTGTTGCAATTTTGAAAAGATTATCCCCTGTTTCAGAGATATTGTTGTCATTTTTTAGTTGGGTTAATTCCTTTTGGAGTTGTTTAAAATGAGCAGTTACTCCATCTTTGTATTGTTGTAGTTTTTCTTCTAGATTGACTTTGTGGCGGGTATATTGGAGGTATTTTTTAAAGGTAGCAATCTTATTGCGGAGTTTGTTGAGATTGTTCAATTGTTCTAATTTTTCAATTGCCTCGTCTTTGCTAATTCCGTGGTTTGTTATAGATTGCCATTTTTGAAGGAGTTGTTTTTTCTCCTGGAGATTTGTTTTAAGAGTTTTATATTTTTCAGGATCCCAGGTTACTTTTTCTGGGATTGTTGTTGAAAATTTTTCTTGTATCTGTTTTTGGAGAGTAGTTCTTTCTCCCTGAGACATGTCGGCTGTCGATGATAGAGTTTTTTGCATATTGGATATTTTTTCTGCGTCTATTTTTGGCTTATCCTGGGTACTTGCAAGTTCGCGAATTACCTGATATCTTTCTGTAGGACTAATTGTAGCAAGTGATGATCGCGGACCTGTTATCATTGTAGACAATAAAAACTGTTGCTGATTCATTTTCATTATCTTGTCCTCGATAATACCTTGAGCCGTGGCTCCTTCGTATATGAGATCGTCTGGTGTATTATCGGTTCCTGTGTTTTTTATCGTTACATGTAAAGTTACTGGTTTGGAGCAGCGTTTGACAGTCCAACAACAAGCGGTGAGAGTGACGGTACACGAGGTTTCTCCGTGTGTGATCCGTTTTTGGTTCCTACCTCCGTACAAAGCCCATTGAATTGCCATAAATATCGTACTTTTTCCACTACCATTTACACCCTTGAATAAAATAAACATATTATCTTGCAATGTTATCTCCTTGTCCTTGTACACACCAAAATTCTTCATCAACACACGCATTTTATTCTATTTTTGGAATAACCTACTTTTTCAATTTTGTATTTTTTTATTTTTGTAAAAGGGCCCGAGAAGAAATATATGTAAAAATAGACATTGATATCTCTGTCTCTTGTTTACAGAAACTTGATGTGATGATTCTTATACAAACGTTTTCATCTTCATGTGATTTTTGGTATTTTACTTCACATAAAACCTTTGTAATGATTATTACAGAATGTTTTCTATGTACGTCTCGACATCAATATCTTCTCGACGAAAGTTCTCTCTTAAAAACACAAAATATCTCTAATAAAAAATAAAAAATAAAAAATAAAAAATAAAAAATAAAAAATAAAAAATAAAAAATAAAAAATAAAAAATAAAAAATAAAAAATAAAATAA